CCATGCAAAGACTCTGGAATGACTTCGAGACCGCGTCAGAGGTAGACCTGACCGAAGTCGGCACCTACGCCTACGCCACCCACCCCACCACCCGGGTGCTGATGCTGGCCTATGCCGTGGACGAGGACGAGCCTGCGCTGTGGTTCCCCGGCCAACCTATGCCCGACCACCTGCGACGCGCCCTAGCCAGCCCTAGCGTCGAAAAATGGGCCTTCCAAGCGGCGTTCGAGCGCCTGATATTCCGATACGTCCTCAAGATCGACATTCCCGTACCTCATTGGCGCTGTGCCCAAGTCCTCGCCCGCTACCACAGTCTGCCTTCAAACCTCGAAGACGCGGGCAGGATTGTGGGCCTGGCCCCGGACGAGGCCAAGCTGGCTATTGGCCGGGAGCGGGTGCGGCAGTTTTGTATTCCATATATCATCGCGCAGGATCGGCCGCTGTTTGGCCCCACCCCGGCTGTGTTCCTGGACGAGAAAACGAACCCCGTCGAATGGTCAGAGTTCTGCGACTACGCAAAAGGTGACATTCGGGCCGAGCGCGGCCTTGTCCATTTTTTGGACAGAATCTCGCCGCTGCCCGAGCGCGAACAACGCAACTACTGGATCGATCAAGAGATCAACGACCGGGGCATACCCATCGACGTTCAACTAATCCGGGGCGCGCAGAAGGTCGTCAACGCGGAGAAGCTTAGACTCGAAACCGAACTGCGCCAGCTTACCGGACTCGAAAATCCCAATTCAGACAAGCAGGTTTTGGCCTGGGTGCAAGGCCGGGGCTATCCCTTCCAGAAGATCGGCAAGGCGTTTGTCAACCGAGCGCTCGCGGGTGAAGGATCGATTACCGAAGAGGCCCGCGCGGTACTGCTGCTGCGCACCCAGTTAGCCAAGAGTTCGGTAGACAAGTTCGACGCATTTGAAAAGATGATGGGCACCGACTTCCGGCTGCACCACCAATTCGCATTTATGGGCGCGGCGCGAACAGGCCGCTACGCCAGCAAGGGCATCAATATCCAGAATCTCTTGCGCGCGGTCAAGGAATTGGAATCGGAGGGTAAGCTGGCCGAGGCTGTAGAGATGTTGACGGCCGGGGCCATCGACCTGATCCACGAGCACTTCAAGAGTTCGGTTCTGGACATTGCCGCGAGTTGCCTGCGGCCTGTGTTCCGCGCTGAGCGCGGCCATCGTTTCATCATCGCCGACCTGAGCCAGATTGAAAGCATCATGGTAGGTTGGCTGTCGAACTGCGCCCGCATCATCAAAGTTTATACGTCGCCCCCGCCCTTCGACGACGCCTATAAGGACTTTGCCACCGAAATTTACCACAAGCCTTACCTGGAGGTGACCAAGGCCGAGCGCAACATGGCTAAGGCCCCTGTGCTGGGCGCGGGCTATCGACTCAGCGCCGGGGAGGTCAAGACCAACGAGGACGGCGACACCTTCAAGTCCGGCCTGTTGGGATACGCGGCCAACATGGGGATCGAAATGTCCCTGGAGCTTGCCGAAAAGTCCATAAAAATCTTTCGGGAAAAGTTCAAAGAAGTCGTCCAGTTGTGGTATGCTTTGGAAAGAGCTTTTGTCCTGGCCGTGGAGGGGGTTCCTACCACAGCAGGCAAGTGTCTATTTGAAATGAAGGAGGGCGTACTTCGGATTCAGCTACCGAGCGGTCGGTATCTGCATTACTTCAGGCCCCGCGTCAGCCGCTATATGGCCGAGACCCGGGACGGCCGCCAATACGAAAAGAAATCACTCTACTACTACGGCCTGGACGCCGAGACCCACCAGTGGTGTGAAACTGACACCCACGGCGGGAAGATTCTCGAAAACATCTCGCAGGCAATATCGCGGGACGTTCTGATGGAAGGCATCCGGCGCGCCGAGGAATATGGGTTCAAAGTGGTCGCCCATGTTCACGACGAGATCGTAGCCCACACACCTTACTCGTCGATGTTGACGGTGGGCGACCTGGAAGAGTGCATGACTTCACCGATTGACTGGGCACCTGGCTTGCCGTTGAAGGCTGCAGGTTTTGAATCCGAAGTCTATCGCAAAGATGGGTAAAGATTATTTGGGAGTTGGTGAAGTTGCGGCGGTGTTGGGTATAACCAAGCAAGCAGTGTGTAATCGAGCCGCCAGAGGGACGCTACCTAAACCTGTCGCGCGCTTGGCGCTAGGCCCGATTTGGAATCGAGACGAAATCATGGTGCGGCGGGATGCCGAGCTTTTACTGATCGAGGCGCGTGAGAAGTTGAAACGAGCGCAGAATGAGGTAAAACGGCTAAGGCGTATCGCAAGGGAGGGCGAGTGAAACACCCACCAGTTATTACTACCCATAAACACTACCGGGCGGGAACCATCGCTACGCCGCTACGTGGTAGAAAGCGAGATGAACCCCGAATGTTTACCGCCAAAGCGCCTAGTCGTACGGGCGGCAACTGCTTGAGCGGTAATCACGGCCAATGCTATGTGATGGCCTGCGATTGCTCTTGCCATGTGAGGTATACAAAATGACTTACGGACTTTACGACACAGAAGACAGCGTGTGGATGGGCAACGAAGCCGGGCCGTTGCTCTACGAGGACCTGAAGATTGCACAGATCGCCGCGATGGTGGTGGACGGCCAACTCGGGCAGCAGATGGGCCGCACTCGCGCACAGGAATGGGTTCCGGCCGAGGTTCGGATGCGGGATGAGAAGCCTGTGCTCCGCGACGCAGTGACGACGTTGACCATGCTGGAGGAGGGTTTGCTGTGAAAACCGCCGAAGAAGTCAAAGCCGAAGCCTACAAGTTTGCGCGTGAGTTCACCCTAGCCAATGGCGGAAATATCGACCAAGTGGCAATGGTTTGGCTCTGCGGCCGGATAGCGGGATTAGAGACCGCTGAGCATATACTGCAGCCCGAGGAGGGCTGGTCAAACCCTTGAAGAAGACCCCCAAATCCGTGTACTTCTGGGAGTTCTCGCAGCGGTATCTCACTGAGGTGTGCGACCTGCACAAGCCTGCGACCTACCAGAACTATAAGTCGATTCTGGCCCGGCTCGACGAGCGCTTTGGCGGCCAACGTCTGGATGAGATCGACCGCCAGGACATTCAGCGCTATTTCACGGAACTCGCGCGGAAGATGGCACCGAAATCGGCCGCGCAGCACTGGATCGTCTTGGGCGGCCTGCTCCGTTACGCGGAAAGCGAGGGCTTGCACGGCGAGGTGCGAAAACCTCGGCTGCCCAAGGCGCGCCGGAAACCCCAACCCTGGTGGTCTCTGGCCGAGATGCGCAAGCTGATTGAAGGCACAGTAGGCCCCATGAAAATCTTGGTGATGGTCCTGGCCGAAACAGGCTGCAGGATCGGCGAAGCCTTGGCTCTGCAGACCAAGCACGTTGACTTCGAGCGCAAGCAACTCCACATTCATCAGGGGTGGTCGGCCGGGGTACTGTCCACGCCGAAATCTGAAGCGAGCTACCGGACGCTTGCATTGTCCGACAAATTGTGCGAGACTTTATCTGCGTTTTGCGTGGGCCAACCAGACGCGTTTATTTTTCGCAACCGATCCGGACGGCACTGGGCTGCTGGGGTTACCCGATACCAGTTCAGCCGGGCGTGTAACCGACTCAAACTTGACGCACGTGGATTCCACGCATTTCGCCGGGGCAACATAACCATGTGCATACGCGACCTTCGCCTGCCACTAGAGGTTGTAGCAGGACGCGTGGGCCACGAAACCGGAATCTTTACGATGGATGTATATGTCCAAAAGATGGACGACTACGACGCTGACTATATCGGCAAGATAGCCGAGAAACTCTACGGAGGGAGAGATGGAGATTTGCGAGAAATGCAACAAGGTCATTCACAAATCTCGACCCCTGGCCGAGAAGAACCTGAGACAGATGACCCGGCACCGGAGCTACAAGCCGGACAAACTTTTCCCGCTGGAGCCGTATCGCTGCCCGGTTAATAAAAAGACCTGGCACGTAGGACACTCAGGAGTTCCTTATGATAATTCAGGTAACGCAAGAAGACATCGACAACGCGTGGGAACTGCACCTAAACAAACATTCCGTATCCTGTCTAAACTGCCCTGTCGCGCTTGCTTTGCGGCGGGCCGGGTTCGCGGGTGCGGCTGTTGTATGCGCCGGGATAATTCAAATCCCGGGCCGCGAATGGATTCGGCCCCTAACGGTCGCGAACTTCGTAGCGCAGTTTGATAGCGACCGCAAACACGGCAAGCTGAATACATCGGCCAAACCTTTTGAGTTTGACCTTGACAGTCCACAGGACTCCGTGTAACTGTAATTTTGCAACAAGGAGGAATCATGGCAGCAGAAGCAACCGGACAACTTTGCCTTGCTCAGAACCAGTACGCTCTGACGCAGGACGCGACCAAGGGAACAGTTAGCGCCATCGCTGGCCCTTTTTCTATTTCCCTGTCGGCCAACGACAGGCCCGTAGTGTACGACCGCCAAACGGATCGCTTCGTTCCGGTGGACATTCAGCGCGCCATTACCCAGAACGCTTTTGTTCCTGAAGGCCACTACCTGGTGCTGGAAAACCCTTCCTTCAAATCCAACGGCGAACTGAACAAACCCAGTTCCGGCGTCAACAGTCCTGTCATTCTCGAAGTCGGGCGCAAAATTGTGATCCCTGGCCCCGCGACTTTCCCGCTTTGGCCCGGCCAGCTTGCCGAAGCCATCCCCGGCCATCACCTCCGCTCGAACCAATACCTTGTGGTGCGCGTCTACAACGCTGACGAGGCGGCCAAGAATATCTCTGGCGGTGCGCCTGACGCGGCTGCGCCTGACGCGGCTGCGCCTGCTACAACCTTCACTCCCGGCGAACTCCTGGTTATCAAGGGCACCGAGAAGTCCTTCTACATCCCGACGACTGGATTCGAAGTCCTCAAGGACGAAAAGGGCAGCTATGTCCGCGAAGCGCTCACCCTGGAACGGCTGGAGTACGCCATCCTGCTCGACGAGGACGGCAACAAGCGGTACGAAAAAGGCCCGCAGGTTGTGTTCCCAGAAGCCACCGAACGGTTCGTCGCCAAGGACAACACCATTAAGTTCAAGGCCATCGAACTCAACGACCAGATGGGTCTCTATATCAAGGTCATTGCCGACTACACGGAAGAGGGCCACAACTACGTGACGGGCGAAGAACTGTTCGTCACGGGCAAGCAAAAGCGGATTTACTACCCGCGCCCCGAACACGCGCTGATCGAATACAAAGACCCGACCAAGGACTTCATGCGCCAGCGCTACTACGGGATCACCATCCCTAAGGGCGAAGGTCGGTTTGTCCTCGACAAGACAGCAGGCGAGATCAAGAAGGTCGAAGGGCCGATGATCTTCCTGCCCGACCCGCGCAACGAGGTTATCGTGCGCCGGGTGCTCGACGAGCGAACCGTCGATATGTGGTATCCCGGAAACGAGGAAGCGTTGACTTTCAACCGCACCCTTCGGTCGTTGGCCGAAGAGTCTACGTCGTACCTGGCGGACTCTGTGGTGCTGGGCGCGGCGGCTGACACTCAGCGCGGCATGAACCGGATGAACGCCAACAACATGGCGCTCACTGGTTCATTTGAAGGCTCGAAGATCGCGCGCGGGTCGAAGTTCACTCCTCCGCCGATGCTCACCCTCAACACCAAGTTCGACGGCGTACCTTCGATTCAGGTGTGGACGGGCTACGCTGTCCAAGTTGTGGACAAATCGGGTGGGCGACGCGTAGTGGTCGGCCCGGCGACGATCCTCTTGGAGTACGACGAAACCCTCGAAGTCTTGGAACTTTCGACGGGCAAGCCGAAGACCACCGACAACCTGAAGCGTGACGTGTACCTGCGCGTGGACAACAACCTGGTTTCCGACGTGGTTCGCGTCGAAAGCAAGGATTTGGTCGGCGTCGAGATCAAGCTGTCCTATCGGGTCAACTTCCTCCGCGAGCACCAGGACAAGTGGTTCTCGGTCGAGAACTACGTCAAGTATCTGTGCGACCAGATGCGTTCTCACCTGAAGGCCGCGCTCAAAAAGCGCAGCGTGAAGGACATCGTCGAGAGCGCCGCCGCAGAAGTCCGCGACGTGGTTTTGGGCGCACGGGGCGAGGGCCAGCGGCATCGGTTCTTTCCAGAAAATGGAATGGACGTTTACGATGTCGATGTGCTCGAAGTCAAGGTGTCCGACCCGGCCGTAGCTGCGTTGCTCAAGACGGTGCAAACCAAGTCGGTCGAGGGTGTTATCCAGTTGGCTGCTGATGAGCAGACACTCATCAACACCAAGCGCAAGACTGAGATCGACAAGGAAGTAGTCAGTCTGCAGACGGAGATCGCGCTCTACCGCCAGGAACACACCCAGAAGGTCAACGAGGCGTCGTCCGAAACGACACTGGCCGCCATCGCTGCTGAACTTAAGCAGAAGGAATCCCGGCTCAATGGCCAGGTGGCGGAGCAAGCGCAGTTGGATACCGTGGCTCAGTCCGCCTTGGATCGTCTCAAGGCCGAGGAAGATTACACGCTCGCTCTGGACAAAGCGCGCGCTGAAATCTTCGCGCAAAAACTTGCAGCAGTCAGCCCGAACCTGATTGCGGCCATCACCACCATCGGCGACAACAAGCTGATGGCGCAAGTTACCGAAGCGCTGGCACCGTTGGCTATCGCAGATCGGGACGGCATCAACGCAGTAATGGAACGGCTATTCGCCGGAACTTCGATGCAGAGGGTTCTGGAGAACGTGAAGGGCCGCTCCAAGTAAAGGGAAGGGGGCGGTGCGGAGCCGCCCCCTGAACTTGACAAAGACTAGACGAATGTGTTTTTATCGTAGTGGAGGCACCATGAGTTTGAAGGAAATGTTCTGGAATACACCGGACAAGCCTGCGGATAAACCTGGTCCAGTCGCAACCCCTCCCGTCGCCGGAGTGCCGCTAACCTCCGCGACATATCCATTCCCGACCAACGGCACCACCCCGGTAGTTCCGGTAGACGGGCCAAACAGTTTTCTTGACCGTCTCAAGGCCAAGACCGACTTCGACTCGACCCCCATCGGCCAACAGGTCAAAGAGCACATGACCCCGCTCGAAGGCTTGCCGTTGACCGAATCACAGAAGTTTACCGCCGTGCTCAAGGCCGGGGCCAAAGACGGTTTGACGGGCGCGGCCATCATCCAGGCGCTCCAAGCTTTGCTGGCTACACTTGACCAGGACAAGGCGAGCTTCGACACCGCCATCGACGCCAAGCGCAACGCGGCCAAGGAGATCGAAGCGAAGATCGCGGCTGCCCGGGCCGAACAGGACAGACTTACCACCGACCTGGTGACCGCGCAGAGCGGCATCCAGACCAAAACCGCGCAGTACGAAGCCGCGTACAACGCGCGCAAGACCGAACTCCAGGACAAAATCTCACACTTCTCTGAGTTGCTGAAAGGATAAGATGTCACTCTCTCCAACTACACCGAATTTCGCTCAGGTCGCCAGAAGTTTCTGGGACCGCCCCGAAGGAAAATGGGGCAAAGGAATCATCATCGCCGGGGTTGTGGGAGTGGCCGCCGTCGTCGTTTTCTTCTGGGGGTTGATCCTCCCCTTTTTGATCGGCGTGGTCGGCAATACCATCCAACTCGCCGGGCTGGTCGGCGTGCTCGGGGTGTTGACCTCACCCATCTGGTCGTCGAGTGTCCGGCTGGCCGTGCGTAACGCTTTCCAGCTTTCGGTGCGCTGGGGCTACCATGCGTTGATTGCGAAAGACCCCATCGGGATGCTGCGCAACAACCGCGACGAGATGGCGAAGGAAGTCACTGTGTTCGAGGCGGGCGTGAGCCAATTGGCCGGGTCCAAGCAACGGCTGGAGTCCGACATTCAGGCGCAGAAAGACACCATCCTCCACAACAAAAATCTGAGCGACGCGACAGATCGCAAGATCGCCGAGATCAAGGCTAAGGCCGCCAACCTGACGGGCAACGACCGTCAGGAAGCAGCGCTGAACATCCAGCAATTGACTCTGGCTAAGCAGGGTTACCTTCAGGCGGCTGGGATCGCCAACCAGACTATCCAGACTGAACAGCCGATTCTGGATCAGACCAACCGGATGTACGACCAACTCTACCGTTTGCTGAATCTCGCCCGGTTCAAGGTCAGCGCGCTCGGCCAACAGGCTGATATGTACGCCAAGCAGCGGGCGACTATCCTGGCTTCGCAGAAGGCGCTGGGCGCGGCCGGGCGCATCATCAAAGGCGACCCACAGCAGTTGGCTATCGTTGACCAGACCATCGAGTACCTGAACAATGAGACCGCCGACACCATCGGGGCCATGAAGGATTTCAACCGCAACAGCGAGAAGTACCTGACCGACATGGACGTGCAAAACGACGCATCGGCGTCCGCCGCTCAGAAGCTTTTCGACCAACTGGAGAACAAGCTGAACGTTCCGGACCCGCTGGCTGGGGCGCTGTCCTCCGGCACCGTCACGGGCGTCACACTGACCAGCGTCACGCCAAACGTGGACTACAGCGAGCTACTGAAATAGGAGACTAAGGAGACTTTATGTGGACTAATCTGAAAGCGCCAGTCAAGGCGTTTGTTGTGATCGTAGGGTTGGTAGTGGTGTTCTTTGGACTCCGCTACGCGACCCGTAACATCAACATCGGCAAGGTGCTGGTGCCAACCAAGTTCAACCTGCCTGACCAGAAGGACGCGCAGGTCCAGAACGTTGTGGCCGCGCCGTACCCCAGTTCCGACTGCAGCACCTCTGTCCAAGGCCCCGCGATTCGCGGCGAGCACTGGGAGTGGAACGCTCAAGCCGGGTTTCTTTTGGCGGTGGGCGGCAACTGCACGACCAAAGATTCCCTGATGGAGAAGCACGGCGTCAACCTGGCTCTCACCCGGCAAGACGACACCAACCAGATGGGCCAGGACTTGCTCAAGTGTGCGCAGGAAATTCACGACGGCGCGAGCCAGTGCTCAACAGGCGCAAACTTTGTCATCATCATGGGTGACGGTGTACCGCAGTTTGCGGCTGGGCTGAATCCGTTGCTCGCGAAGCTTGGCCCGGACTACATCCTGAAGGTTATCGCGGCTGTCGGCTTCTCGCGCGGCGAAGACGGTTTCTGGACAGTTCCACAAGTCAAAGCCGACCCGCACAGCTTCAACACGGTGTCGAACGGCAACACCACCGGACTGCTGATCGACGGAGTGCTCCGCGACGGCGACTGGAACATCGCCGAAAAGTGGGCTGGGGATAACAACATCCCGAATAATCCGGACGAAACTACCTACAACAAAGACGCTCTCAACTGGATCAACGCCCCTGACTACATCACAGCGGCCAAAGACTACATCGCGGGCAAGTGCGAGGATCGCAAAGAAGTAAGCGGCCTTGGCGACAAAGCCAAGTTGACGGGTAACGTTGTGCATGTTTGCGTCAACGGTGTGGTGACCTGGACGCCGGGTGACGTAATGATCGCCGAGCAAAAAGGTGGCCTAACTAAAATTGTATCGTCCGAAGAATACCGCAGCCAGATGCCTGCTGTAATCATCGGCCCGGCGCATTTCTTCAATCAGAATCGCGGTGTCATCACCAACATGCTGCAAGCTGCATTTGAAGGCGCTGACCAGGTGAAGGCGTTTGACGGCGCGCTGCACAAGGCGTCGGCAATTGCCGCCAAGGTCTATAACGACCAAGGTTGCGACACTTGCTCGAATGGCGACTACTGGTACAAGTACTTCAAGGGCGTCAAGAAGCCGGACGTGACGGGTCTGCCTGTGAAGCTGGGCGGCTCGGCCGTAAGCAATCTGGCCGACAACCAAGCGCTATTTGGCATGAACGGCGGCAACGACAACTACCGGAGCGTCTACAACATTTTCGCCGGAGTTGACTTGCAACAGTACCCGAATCTGTTCAAGCCGACTGGCCCCACTCCGCTGCCGGACGTGAAATCTGTCGAGGACAAATCTTTCATCACAGGTGTGGTGCTGGCTCTGTCGAACTCGGACAGCGGCCCGGGTGCCGACGCCGAAAAAGTGGACTACAATTCCGCAGGGACGGGGCAAGTGGTGTCGAAAAAGCCCGCCTATATCAACTTTGCAACAGGCAGCGCCCAACCTTTGCCTGACGGTGAAACCACACTGGCCGGGCTAAAAGACCAGATCGCCATCACAGGGCTAAAAGTGAAGGTGGTCGGGTACACTGACAACACGGGTAGCCCGGAGACCAACAAAAATCTTTCGGCTGCCCGTGCTCAGGAAGTCAAGATTTGGCTGCAGACTCACGCCGGGAAAGAAGTCTTTCCGGACAATCGCTTTGTCGAGGTAGTAGGCAAAGGCCCGGCCGATCCAATAGCCGACAACTCCACGCCTGCAGGCAAGCAGGCCAACCGCAGGGTCGAGATCACCCTGCTCCAATAGGCGTATGCGTATAGCTATTTTGCTGATCGGTGCGTTTTTGCTGTTCAACGGACACCCTATTCGCCGGAGGATGGATTATATTCTTCGGCTAGGAGATTGGGAGAAATAATGGAAGCGACGGTAGGTACAGAAGTCCTAGCTTGTAGCTGTGCCGACTGCCTGCATTGGGAGATCGTGCGCAACGAGCGCGGGGTTCACATCCACTGCAAAACCTGTGAGCATCGTTTTCCGGTGGAGTTCTACACCGCTCCACACACCAAGCTGAGTTGGGTCGAACGGGAGGAATAGTGCTTGACGCCTTTACTCCAAATCGTAGTCTGGATCGCCAGGGCCGGAATACGGTCCTGGGGGTCTGGGTTGTGGTATTCGCTCTGGTGTGGCTGGACCACCCTTCGGTTTTTCTGCCGACGCCTGCTGAGACCTGGACGGCGCTCACGGATATGTGGCTCTACCGGAACCTCGCCAGCGCCATCTTTGCGTCCGTCCAACTAAACATCGAAGCCATCGCCATAGCCACGGTGATTTCTCTTACCCTGGCTTACGCGGGCACCATAGCTTTCTTCCGGCCAATAGTTGTGTTGGCGGGTGCGCTCCGGTTCCTGAGTTTCGCCGGGCTGGGGTTCGCGTTTACGCTGATGACTTCGACGGGCCACGCGCTCAAAGTCAGCGTTCTCGTTTTCATGGTGGTGGTGTTCTTCGTCGTCTCAATGCTGGATGTGGTCGATCAAATCCCGCAGGAGAAGTACGACCTGGCTAAGACCCTGCGCATGGGACCGTGGGAGACGTTGTTCGAAGTCGTTATCTTCGGTCAGCTAGACCAAGCGTTCATCGTCCTACGGCAAACGGCGGCTATGTCGTGGATGTTCATCGCGACGGCCGAAGGACTTTCCATGTCGGGTGGCGGGATTGGAACACTGCTCAACACGTCGAACAAATCCCTGGCCCGGCTGCCGGATGTTCTCGCGCTGCAGCTTTTGGTGCTGGTGCTCGGGCTGGGCCAGGACCGACTAATCGGATGGCTGCGCGAACAATGTTGCCCGTGGGTGAAGAAATGATGGTAAACGTGGTTGTAGTTTGCCTGCTTCTTATGGGTGCGGGCCTCGGAATCCTGGTTGGGATGTTCATCAACGAGTACTTCAACCGTTGGTCGAACAAGCTGTTGGATAGACTGGCAGGGAAGAAATGATCTACACCGAAGGTGATGTCCTCCTCCACATCGAAGACCTGACCAAAGAGTATGACGGCCATCTCGTGCTCAAGAAGGTCAATGCCGTGATCCGTGATATCCGCGTGCCCGGCCAAACCAAAGGCCAGGTAGTAGGGTTCATCGGCCCTAGCGGGATCGGCAAGACGACCTGCTGCCGCTGCATGGCGGGGTTCGAAACGCCCACGTCCGGCCGGGTGGTGATGGATGGCCTCGACCGACCGATCCGCGCGGGCGAGGTCGGTGTGGTAGCTCAGAACTACCCGCTGTTCGACCACCGCACCGTATTCAGCAACCTGATGCTGGCCGCGCGCAAATCCTTCCCCGAGAAGGACGCCCACGACAAGGTCGTAGCTTACCTGGCTGACTTCGGGCTGAGTGAGATCGCCCACAAATATCCTAAAAAAATATCTGGCGGCCAGCGACAAAGGTGTGCTATAATACAACAAATCCTAGCCAAGCAGCACATCATACTCATGGACGAACCCTTCTCCGGGCTTGATCCAATAGCCAAGAAGAAGACGGCCGCGCTGATCGACCAAATCGCCGACATGGACGAAATGAACACCATCGTCATTGTCAGCCACGATATCGCCGCTGTAGTGAGTTGCTGTGACCACGTTTGGGCGCTCGGCCGCGATCACGACGCGCAGGGCAATGTGATCCCAGGTGCCTACATCGTCGAGAACTACAACCTGATGGACATGGGCGCGGGGCCGGACGTAGTAAACCTCCTCACTGAAAGGTTCGCAACACTATGAGTGACAATACCCAAACCGTCCTGCTTGTCTTGATTCTGTGCGTCTTCTACTACTTCGCGTTCTATCGGGACTAATGAAAGACCTCGACTTTATCCTACGCGTGCTCGGAACGATGGCTGACGCCGACTGCGAGCGCGAACTATCGTGGCGTACAGACGGCGAGTTCGCGCCCATCACTTTCTGGATCAACTGCAACGACTTCTTCTGGTGGGGTTGCGCAGACGGCCAAGATTTGGGCGACTGGGAGAGTCTCGACGTTTTAGACAAAGCCATCGCCGATTGCCGGGCGCTCGACGAAGAACACTGGGGTCCGCTCCTATTCTGCGCCAGGGATCGCGGGATGCGCCCGCAAGGAGCCTACTACAAACTCATCCCAGAGAAACTTTGGCCGCTGTTTCACGCCTGCGGGCCGGAGCGCGAAGTCGGTTTGGGCAATCCGTCGCACCCGAAGAAAGCCGAACCCAAGCCCTCCCCTGTTCCGCCCAAGAGATTCTGGCAATTCTGGAAATAAATGAACTCCTCCGCGCTCGACTTCCGACCGACAAAATGGGATGAGGTGATCGGCCACAAGTCTGTGGTCGCGTCCCTTCAAAAGCTCCTCACCCAAGCCACCCCGAGCGCGCTCGGGTTCAGCGGGCCTACGGGCGCGGGCAAGACTACTCTGGGGTTGCTCTTTGCTGAGAGTGTAAACGGCGGCCCCGTGCTCGACGTGCAGCACATCAACTGCGCGGATCACAACGGGGTGGATGACGCCAGGGCGCTCGCCGAGGAAGCCCGGCACCGCCCGCTGATGGGCAAGCGCAAAGTCCGTATTCTGGACGAGTGCCACATGATGACGGCTAACGCGCAGAACGCGTTGCTCATCCCTATCGAGCCGCCCCGGGGCCAGGAACCAACAACACTTTGGATTTTCTGTACCACTGATCCCGAGGCCGTGATCCCTACGCTGCGCAGCCGGATGCCGTGGTACGACCTGAAGCCCTTCGGCGAGGAAGATATCCGCGAGCTTTACGACTTTGTATCTGTCCAGAAAATGGACGATTTCCCCGAAGATTTATTTCAAGAAGTTTTGCGTAAGCAAGTCACGAACCCACGCGAACTCCTTTACGCCTTCGACAAATTTTCAACGGGTTGCTCGGCGGCTGAAGCAGTCAAGGGGATCAACGAGGAAGTGGAGTATGTCGAGATCGCGAAGGCCGCGTTGAAGGGTTGGTCAGAAGTAGGACCGCTGCTGAAACAATTGAAGGCTGCGGACGCCAAGCCCCTGAAGCGTATGCTGGCGAGTTGGATGCGTGTCATCCTCATCAGCACCCCGGCGCGTGCGCAAGCCTGCGCCGAGCTACTTGTCCGCTTGGCCAGCCAAGATGCTTACGAGGACTCGATATCCTTGGCGGCGACCTGCGCAGATATTTATCTTTTTACGCAAAAGCGCCCTTGACACTCTCCGGTGTTTATGCTAGATTGTTTTTACACCGAAAATGAATGTGGATTTAGCTGTAGTCGATGTTGGCGACTTTACCCGTGGCTTATTCCAATACGAACGATTTTTGGCGCAGGTGCCATATCGACCCGTTGAAGGCTGTTGGGAGTGGACCGGAAAACTTCAGTTTGGGTACGGACACGCCAGGTTTAGAGGTAAGACCGAAGCAGCACACCGGGTAGCTTGGCGCGTGTTTCGAGGTCCGATTCCCGAAGAATTGAACGTTTTACACCAGTGTGACAACCGCCGCTGTGTCAGACCGGATCATCTTTTCCTTGGTACACAACTCGACAACATGAGGGATATGTTCGCCAAAGGTCGTCAGCACGACCGCAGCGGTGAAAACTCCGGTCGGGCTAAACTGACTGAATATGCTGTAAAACAAATACGATTGTGGTACGCAGAGGGAGAAGTTACCAGGGCACAACTTTCCGCGTGGTACGGCGTATCAACCTCAACTATCAACGATATTCTGAACCGCAAACTCTGGAACAAAATATAAAGAGGTAACATGGAAACCACCGACACCCCGGTAAACACCGGGATTGAGAAGTCGTACGCCTGCGAGACCTACCGTTATGGGTTGAGTTCTCCGGCCAGCGCGCTGGCTAAGAAAATGGTCTCGGCGATGGGCGACATCGAAGCCGTCACCAAGTCCGGCAAGAACGAAAAACAGGGCTACAAATACGTCAAGGCCGCCGACGTAGCCAACGAGGTCCGCAGTGTCTTGGTCAAGCACGGGATCGCGTTCTTCTACTCGGTAGAGTCGGTCGAGAAGTGGGAGGTCGCGACTAATTCAGGCGGACGGATGTTCTTCTGCCAGCTTATCGTCGAGGTAACCTTCGTCGATTCTGACACTGGCGACAGCTTCGCGATCCAAGGCATTGGCTGGGGCAGCGACACTCTGGACAAGGCCCCTTACAAGGCCATGACTGGCGCGCTCAAGTACATCCTGCGCACCGCGTTCCTGATCCCGGACGAGGAAGACCCGGAGAATGACCACTCAAACGCCCCCCGAACGGCCGCCGAGCGCCCCAAGGTCTCCCAGGTGCCCGCCAAGGCTACAGACGCCCCCCGCCCCGGCCAGCAGAAGCCCGCCGACGCCGCAGCGAGCCAGGCACCCACACCCTCCCCAACCCCGCAGGCCGCTGTAGCTGGCGAGACGGTCCGCGACGCCGCAGTCAAGAAGGCTCACAACGCCCGGATCAGAACGCTCCAGGAAGCTGTGGCTGACGGCAAGGACCCCGAGACCCACGCCTCGAAGGTCAAGGAATACATCATCGTCAACGTCGGCCCTGACTACGTCAAGGCGTCGAAAGAGAAATGGGAGTCCGTCCTGGATGTGATGGACACAGCCCGGACAGCCGGGACGCTGTCAGAATTGGTAGGTGCATAATGGGCAGACTGAAGGAAGCAAACAAGCAGGAAGAGGTCGTGGGTCGTACGTTGCTGATCTACACCTCAAACGGGGAAGAGAAGGTCACGCTTCCCGTGGGAGCCAGGGTGACGTTTGGCCCGGCCGTGCCGTTTGAAAAAAAGGACGGCTACGGGCGCTCGCAAAATGAGTATTCGCTGCGGGTCTACGAGAACGCGCTGAACAACTCGCTGGTCGCCGTATTCAACGGGGTTCGGTCGTTCCGGGATATCGCGATTCCGCACTCGAAGTTGGTGGTTCGCGAAGCGGGCAAGTCGATGTGGAAGTCCGACGAATCCGGCTACAAGGTCGAGGAGTCGGTTGAACGCGAGAAATTCTGGGATACCCCCCTGAAAGCACTGGAGGACTAATGAACGTCAGCATACTCATCGGCCGCCTGGGGCAAGACCCCAAGGTACGGTCAACCAACACAGGCAAGAAGGTGTGTAACTTCACAGTCGCAACCGACGACGGCTGGGGTGCCAACAAGAAGACGAACTGGCATAACATCGTCGCCTGGGGTGACCAGTGCGGGCCAATCGAAACCTATCTCTCGAAGGGCAGCCTGGTGGGGGTCGTTGGCCGCACCGAATACCGCAGCTACGACGCGGACGGCGTGACCAAGTACATCACTGAAATCATCGCCGACCGGGTGGAGTTCCTGAGCACCAAATCGGAAACAGCGCCCGCCGAAACGACGGATACGGGCATCACAGATGACGACATCCCCTTCTAAAAATGAACATCAACGTAGCCAACATCGGCTCTAAGTCTTGCGCTCGCAGAAACACGGCAGCAGTTTCCCCAGCCTGCACGAAGCCTACAGCGTAATCCTCGAAGAAGTGAGCTTTGGGACCTGGTGCGGCTGAAGAAACGCGACCGGGACCCTATTGCCGTTGAAACTGAACTGATCCAGATTGCTGCGATGGCAATCAAAGCTTTGCACTCGCTCGACAATTTTACCGGAGGTGAAGTATGACACCCAACGAAGCTAAAGCTATCCTGAGCACGCGTTCTCCCGAGGAACTGAAACGGATGGACGATATCATGGGTTCCGCGTTCGTTTTGTACGTTGAGCACACCGAGAACCTTACCCGCGACGCCGCAATGCTACGCGTAGCCGAACTCTGCACCGCGCTTGATATGTACCTGGAGGATAAAGAAAATGACGCTAACGGAAAACCCCTCGATGCCTGAAACCCTCTACGTCACCCACGAGGAAGACGGTGGCGACGGGGGTTGGTTCAACGCTCACTCGAACACCGACGACATTGCCTGCGGTATGCGACCGGGCGACACCCAAGTCGTAGCTGAGTACCGTCTGGTCGGCAAGCGCGTGCTCGGGATCGTCGCATCTCTCACCCCGGTGGAGTAATGGCTCACTATCTGTACGAAAATGCGAACGGTCGCCGCGTCAACACTCACTCGTACAGCGGCGGCAGTTCCTTTAATGAGTGCGCGCGTAAATATCGCTACCAGCGGTTAGACGGCTGGCGTGAGAAAGCCGTGCGCGCGGCAATGGAGTTCGGCAACGCGTGGGAAGCAGCCATCCAGACCTATCACAAAGACATGGATTTGGCTGCAGCGCGGGCCGAGTGGCGCAAAGGCTGGACGGCGGCCAAGAGCTTGGAACTCGCCTATAAGGATTCAGAATCTTGGAGCGAGATGTTCAAGCAGGGCGACGAACTCCTGCGGCTCTACGCTATCCGCTTGCCCGACCTGCCGATTGTCAACCCTCGCTTCCAACTGAATTTCAAGAAGGAAGTTTTCCCCGACAGCGAATACTCGGGGATCGAAGATACCTCGTTCATCGACATGCTGGTGGAGGCTGGCCCAGCCCAACATTTATTGTTGCCGCCCGTCAAATCCAGAGAGCCGCGCCCGTTGCTGATCGATATCAAGACTTCGGGCAAGCCGTATCCTGTGGACGCCCGGATGCTCCGGCTCGATCCACAGCTAAGACGATACTCCTGGACGACAGGGGTCGAAACGGTCGCCTTTCTCGTCGGGGTAAAGAACCCCCGCAGTCTGGATCGCGGTCACTACGTCACGCTGTTGACCAACACGATCCAAGGCAAAGCAGGCGAGATTTTTGTGGTGTTCGAGGACGCGTCGGACGAATTCGACCTGCGTGTTATTCTCTTGACCGAAAGTCAGTACGGGGCCTACCTCGACGCTCAGAAAGGCGTACGCGGTAAAGCTCTGGTGAGTCTGAAAGAGAAGTGGGCCGAAGACGGCTTTGTCGTCAATGGGGCTGACGTTACCCGCCAGCAAATTCAGTTTCTCGCTACCGTCATCACCCAGCAGGAACGCGACGAAACAGGCGAAGCGGTTGGCCGCGAGGTTTTGGAAATATGCGCGTCGAACCAGGATGGTTTCTGGCCGCAGCGCCCCGGCGTTCGCTTCCCCAACAACCACTGCGCGTGGTGTCCTTTTCTCGGGTTGTGCATCGATGACAACACCCGAGTCAAGGACAAGCTCATCAACATCACTACGTCACCCGCTCCGGCGCGTGACTGGCTCGACGTAATGGAGGAATAATGATCCTCATGTTTGCAATACTCAACGCTATGTTGGCCGGGTTGAACTACTATTTGTGGATCGATGGTGGTGAGACTCGCTACGGGGTGGTGTCCGTAGTGTGCTGTTTGATTTCTGTGTATTTGCTGGTCGTGGCGGCCCAGGAGGAATGATGCCGAAGAGAGTAGTAGACGGCGAAGCGCTTTGGCGCTCCAAAAAACTTCTGAGCGTGCCCGTCGAGTATCGCGGTGAATACGCCAATTTGCTACCGCTGGCAGAAGAAAACACCACTTTCGAGTGTGACCCACATCTGGTTTGGAGCCGGGTGTACGCCTACAACCGACCGAACATAACTCCTGAGATCACAGCCCAAATCCTGGACTGCTTCGTCGCAGCCGACATGATCGAGCGGTTTTCAGAAGACGGACGTTGCTTTGCGAGCTTTAGGGGTATGGATAAGCCAGGCCGACTTCCAGGCCCGGCTGCCGCCGCTCGCAAACCTAACCTTCCTCCGCTTCCTCCATCGTTGCGCGAGAACCTGCCGCTGGAGTCAATCATTCGGGAGAAGTGCGAAGAAATTTTCAACGAGGTCGAGGACAAAAAGTTCTACGCCAAGGAACTCAAAGCAGCTATCAAACGCAAAGGATACGACGCGCTGAGAGAAGCCTTTGAGATTTGGATTACCACCGGGTACGTCGGCCGTAAACCGATCACCGCGTTTCTGAAAAGTCTGGATTCGATTCCGCTTGCCGGGCCTGTTACGTCGCCAGCGCTGCAGAACGTTGAAGAGGCTATCGCGCTGCTGAGCGACAACCAGGTATTTTTCCACACATCACAAAAAGCTATACTCGCCGTGGCAATCAAGGATCACGGTGAAGACGCGGTCATCACCGCCTTCAGGGATTTCTGGGGCACGGTGTCGAGCGACCGGATTACTTTCGCAGGCATGAACTTTGTCCAGCAGGTCAATACTCGCATCCGGGCGACCCAGGCGAAGCTCCGTGAGCGGGAACTGGCCGCGCAACGTCTCGAAGAATCACTGGCCGAGGTAGAGCGCAGCGCCGCTCTTGAACTCGAAGCCCTCCGCGCCGAAGAAGAAGAGATTGAAGAGGAACTGTGAGCCAAGACCCAGAACTACAGCGCCTCAAGGCGCACCCGGCCGCACTGCGTCTGTATGCATCGCGCGTCTCTCTAACCAAAGAGGGACGCGATTACTTCGGGCCGTGCCCCTTCCACACCGAGAAGACAGGTTCGTTCTCGGTGTCGCAGAAAGACGGCATGTGGTTATTCCACTGCTTCGGCTGCGCAGAGGGTGGAGACATTTTGAAGTTCGTCCAGAAAATGGACAACCTCAAGTTTCAGGATGCGGTCAAAGTTGTCCAAGAGTTCGTCGGTGATACGTCTCACGTTGACGCCGTCTTCAAACCCGTTGAGACCAAGGACTACAAAACCTTCAGCCTGGCGCAATACGCCAAACTGGAAGCCGCTCTGGTTGAATCCGAAGAAGCTCGGGCCTGGCTCGAATCTCGGGGGATCGACTTCGACACGGCCGTCCGCCTGCACCTCGGGTATCGTCAATCGGCCCCGACCAAAGACCAAAACCTGGTTGACCAGGGATGGATCGCGTTTCCGTGTATCGATCGCGACGTGGTGCGCTTCATCAAATACCGTTCCATAAAGCAGAAGGCGTTCGCGCGTCAGGTCGGCATGGAAACGGAGATGTTCAACCTGGAGACTGTCGATCCGCTTGAACCCGTGTGGGTGGTCGAAGGCGAGCCGGATGCTTGCATTTTGGAGATGGCCGGATTCCGCGCAGTCTCTCTCCCGAACGCCGGGCACATCTTGACCCCCGCGCAGCGCGATGTACTGCTGGGTTCCGAGCTAATCATCCTAGCCGGGGATTGTGACGGAGGCGTGGGCGTGGCCGCGATGGATCGGCTCAGGGTGGACTTCGGCAAACACGCGATCAAAGTTGAATGGCCCGCGCCTTGCAAAGACGCGAACGAAACCTTCCTCAAGCAAGCTAAGCGTGACCTCACTGCGTTCCAAGCCACCTGCAACGGGATGGTACAGGCGGCCAAAGCCCAACCCATGAAGGGTGTCTACAGCCTTAGCGCCGTAATGCGGAAGGCGAAGGGAGGCGTGACGGCCGATAACCCCTCCAGGTTTCACTGGCCGTGGAAAACCGTAGACCTGATGGCGAACTTCCTGCCCGGCGACGTTGCTCTCATCACCGCGACCGACACTGGTATGGGTAAGAGTCAGTTCGTCTTGCAAGGGACGGTGTACGGCGCGCGCAAGCACGGCGAGGTCGTAGTCAACTACCAGGCCGAAATGACAGCCGAGGAAGTCGCCAACATCGTCGCCGCCCATCTGCTCAAACGGGATCGCAACAAACTAACTCCGGATGACTACCTCGAAGCGGCGGACAGAATGGGATCAGCCCGCTACTACGTCGGCGCGGATTCATCGCTGAGCACGGCCGGGCCTGTGTTGGATTTGATCGAGCAGGCTGTAATCAGGTTCGGAGCGACGGTTTTGGTGGTGGACCACATCCACTTCGTTTGCCGGAACTCGTCGAACGAAATCCAGGAGCAAGCTAACGCCATGCAGCGCTTGAAGAACATGGCGCGTAAGTACGGATTGAAGATCATCGTGGTCGCGCAGCCGCGCAAAGCTGACCAGAAGAACGAAGGCAAGGAGCGACAGTTGAACGCAGTCAAAGGGTCGGAAACGCTGGTGTCGGATAGCAGTATTGTCTACTTCCTGCATCGCGAGGTAATCAAAAACATCGATCCGGCGAACCCACCCAAAGACGACTACGAGCCGGAAACTTCGGTGCGCAACAAAAAGGCCCGCTCCAAAGGAACGGGCGCTGCTTACGCGCGGCTCATGTTTCACGGACACATTGCAACTTTTCACGAAACAACGCCACTTGACATTTTCCAGTAATTGTGCAACAATTCTTTTATTCCAGAGGACAATATGATCGGTTTGAGACTGGTGCTGACAGGCGCAGTTGTTATGCTCACAAGTTGGGCGGTCGCAGAAGAAGGCCCGCGTGACCCACCACTGTGGTTGGCCATACCCGTAGTGCTGGGTTTTTTCGGCGGTGCAACTGCAAGCGTCGTCGGGTTGATTCTCGCAATTTGGGGGATTTAATGCTGCTCTGCATCGCATTTGTACTTTGGTTCATCCTTACCTGCGCAATCTTGCTTTGGATGATCAAGAATCCACCGAGGGGATAATGCTTAACATTGCAAGCATCAAGCCCCACTTGAAAACCTTGGCCGCCAGCGGCGCTCCGCTCTACGTCCTGGGTGACGGCAAGCTGATCGGGCACACCCCGAACTTCACAGTTTGTGTCGAGGACGATTCCTTGCAGATTTCAGTCGCCGATCCTAGCGCGACCTGTGTACTGTCGGCTGTCAAGTTCAACGCGTTTGTGTCGAAAGCTAAAACCGGATTCTCCGTCCATTTTTTGGACAGTGGGGTCCGGCTGCTATCCGGAAGCCTGAGCGTGGACTTTCCTCTGCTCAACACCCAAGTCAACCTCGTCCAACCCGACTACAAAATGTCGATCCCGACGACAACACTCAAGGAACTTCTTCTCTACGCAACGGCGGTGACCGATGCCAAAGCTACCATGACCTATGCCGGGGTAGTTCATATCCACGCAGACCCGGATATATTCGACGAGGAACAATCCAGTTCCGTCAAGGTACAGGCTACGGATGGTTACCGGGCGCTGCGTATGTCGTTGGGGTGCAATGTTACACCCTTCAGTCTTTTGGTGCCCGCGACGTTAGTAGCCGCTGTTGTCAACTTCACGGGGGAAACTACCGAAATCGCCGACACCGAGAACTACCTGGCTTTTCGATCCGGCAACGTTGAAGCGGTTGCCACCAAGTTCGCGGTGAAGCTTCCGGATATCGGTGGCGCGTTCCCGGCCCGCAGCAAAGTCAGAATGTCGTTCGCGGCCGGGGATATTAAAGAAATTTTAGGAAATCTTTCTCCTTTCCTTGACACCAAGGACCCTGACGTGGTATGTTCTTTTGAACAAAAGCTGGTGATAACTACTGGCACCGCTCGTGACGAACTCAAGTACGATATTCAACCTACCGTTCAGAACCCCGCATCCGAAACTCCCAACAAAAAATTCAAAACTCCTGCGAAGTTCCTAACCGACTTCATCTCCAAAGCTTCCGGCACTGTCCAGGTTGAGACGGACAACTTCGACCGGATTCTCCTCACCAACGGAAACAAAAAGTATATTTTGGCGGCCAAAAATTGAGAGTGCTGGTTGCGTGTGAATTTTCCGGGGTGGTCAGGTCAGCGTTCCGCACGCTTGGCCACGACGCTTGGAGTTGTGACTTGCTACCCTGCACGGACGAGTCGCCGCATCACATCCAAGGAGACGTGCTCGAACATCTTGAAGAAGGCTGGGACCTGATGATCGCGCACCCACCTTGTACTTACCTTTGTTCTTCTGGCCTGCACTGGAACAAACGTGTTCCCGGCCGCGACGAACTGACGCGTGACGCTATGCTGTTCGTGTTCAACTTGCTAGGCGAAGGCTTTGTCGATAACCCGATCCCGAAGATAGCTTTGGAAAACCCCATCGGTTGCATCTCCACCACCTACCGCAAACCGGACCAGATCATTCAACCCTATGACTTCGGCCACGACGCCAGCAAACAAACCTGCCTCTGGCTGAAAGACCTGCCAAAGCTGATACCGACCAAAAAGATAGACCCGATCTACGGCTGCTCGTGCGGCGCGCGGTTTCCGCTGGAACTCGGGAAGTACGGATGCCCGAATTGCAACGGCGAAGGAAAAGCCCGATTCATCTGGGGTAACCAAACGCCTACAGGCCAGAACAAACTAGGACCGTCAGCCGACCGCTGGGCTGCGCGCTCTGTAACCTACGCCGGAATAGCTGAAGCTATGGCGCAGCAGTGGGGAGGAACCAATGGATGAGTTCTTAGTAGAGTCCGACGAATCATGGGAAGGCTCAACAGCTTTACTTAGGGTCAAACACGATCCGTATCTTGACCATTGCACCTGCGAGTCCTGCCTAGAACCTTTCCCGGGCACAGAAGAAGAGGCCCGCGACGTGCTCGACGTAATGGAAGAAATCGCTCAGGAAATTCTCGCGCCCGCCGACCTGACCGAAGCTCAGCAGATCGCCCAAGAGATCGAATTCATCACCGACCAGATCACGGAGAAGGAAGCCTGGCTGCAGATCGGATGGGTCAAGCTGGGGATGCTGGTCAACCGCGTTCACGAGAAGAAATTCTGGCTCGATTACGGCTATCAGAACTTTCCGGCGTTCGTTCAGGACATCGCTTCCCGCGTAGACCGCAAGCGCAGCTACATCTACCAGTGCCGGGGTATCGCCGAGCGCCTGCTGCCGCAACTCCCACCCGACACTCTGATCGAGATGGGGATTTCTAAAGCCGGAGAACTGCAGAAGCTTACCAAGCTGGGCAAGTTGATCCCGCAGGAGATCATCGACAAGGCGCTGACGGCCAAAATCTACGAGGTCAGGGCTGTAGTCCAGACCGCGTTGAACCCGGCCGCGCCGCTCGAAGAAGGCAAGTGGTTCGACCTGGGCGGGTGCTACTTCACTAAGGAAGAACTCACACTCTACAAGCTGGCTTTCGACTGCGCGCTCAAAGATGCAGACCAGCCTATCGCTACAGATTTGGCGGATCACGTCCAGAAAAAGATCGTCCTGACCCGTTTCGCCGCAGAGTACTTATCAACCCACGGAGGTCAGTAATGGAAGAAGAATTCGACGAATGTTATGAGTGCGAAGAGTACTGCCGGGACATTAGCGACCTTGAAGGTCAGGTCGAGGGCCTGGAAGAAGAGAACGCCCGGCTCAATCGCGAAAACGACGACCTTACGCGCGAACTCGAAGCAGCTTACGAACTCATCAAGAAGTCCGGGGTTATCCCCGACACCCCAGAGAACCAGTCACGCTTCAACATTGGCGGGCTTCGCTGGGCACTACTGAAGTACGAGGAAATGAAATGAGCACACCGCCTGTACCCCAACCCGTCGTTCAGTTTACCCATGTGAACGAAATCCTCTACGCACACGAACGCAACGTAATCACCAAAGCCGAAGCCCGGCGTCTGCTTGGGTTCGCTCCGACCGTCAGCGGCACCGCAACCAGTGGCAGTAAGTAAGGTCTACGTCGAGATCGACGGCCAGAAGCGCCCGATTCGCATCATCAAAAACCACGCCGAGGTTTGGAAGCTGCCGCCTGAAAAAGTCGCGCAGTGGCCCAAATCCGAAGCGGTCAAGGCCATCCGGCAGCAGGTCGTTGACCGGGCCAACGGCGAGTGTGAATTTTGCGGGGATCGAGTGGTCGCGGCCCGAGGCGAGATGCACGAAGTTGTATTCCGCAGTCAAGGCGGAGAGGTAAGCGTGGCTAATTCCGTTTTCATTTGCGGGAAGTGCCACAGAAAGGAACACGGTACGAAAGTATGAACGATATTTTCCTTGGAATTTTGCTGTTGGCGGCCATCGGCCTTATCGTGATCGGGATGCAGGCGTACGAAGAAGACGACTGGGATGAGGGCGACGAATGATCTGGATAATCTTGTGGCTTATCGCAGGTGTGCTCGACGCCGGATTCATTCTCGGTTATGAAGTCAACCGCTGGCCGGGGTTGAAACCAATGACGCCGTGGTACATCTTTGTGATCCTGGTCGGGCCAGTGGGATTTTTGCCTACCGCCGCGACTTATAATTTCAAAAACTTTCGCTTGCTTCCGCTGAGCAACGAAGAACGCAAGGCCGCCCACCGCGAACGCTATGGGTTCGAGGAGGACGAATGGTAGTCACGAAACAAACCAGCACCATAACGTGCGACTTCGAAGCGTGCAACAAACCACCTATCCTGCTCGACAAGGACATGGAAGTTCCGGCCGCGTATTGGAAGACCTTGGTGCTCACCAACGCTAAGAACGAACCCAAAGTGTTCTGCTCTAAAGGCTGTTTGTTCCAGTACCTCCAGACCGATTTCGTTGCCTGTGAAATCCCGGGGGTCTAGTGGAATACACAACCTACGACGCCGCCCGGCTCGCACTGGGCGACTGGATCAAAACCAACCCCGACTGGCCGGATTCACGCGATCCGGCTTTCCATCCTGATCTTTTCCGGCACAAGATAACTCCGCAGGACTTCGAACTCGCGATGGTGTGCCACATCTGCGCGTTCATCGACGAAGAAGAACCCTACGCTGTGGCTGCGGCGTTCGGCCAGGTGATTATGAACCGCACTCCGGAAAATGGATCACCTTACCAAACCGCGAGCAAGATGATGGAACCGTGTACGTTCGACCCTCGGAACCACGACATTATCATCCGGCTATTGCACAACGTTGAAAACCTGGTATCCCGCCAGCTTTACGACCCCACCAACGGGGCCACCCATTACTTGCACATCAACGCCGTCGCCCCGGGTGCCGCCCAATCCTCCTCCCGGGTAACCATAGGCAGGTACATCTTTATATGAGCACTGACGCCTACCTCCTCCGGAAATACGGCATTGACCGCAAAGAAAAACGCCGGATGGCCAACGCCCAAGGTAACGCCTGTAAGATTTGCCGGAAGACCCACACCAAAGATGGACGACCAATTCTATTTCACGTTGACCACTGTCACACCATACCGAAGATCAAAGTAGTTGCAACCAAAACAAGTCTCGGGTGGGTAGCAGAAACCATAAACCCTCCGGCTAAGTATCCCAAATTGCACTTCATTTGGGCGTACGGGCGCACTCGGATGGAAGCTGTTCTGCAAGTACGAAAACAACTGCGGCGGGCAGCAACCCGTTACTTGGTTTGTTGGTCATGCAACTCGTTGCTGGCCAAGGGCCGCGACAATCCTGATGTTTTCGACGCGGCGGCGAGTTACCTCCGCGAATTTGAATCGAGGTTCCAATGACCACACAGCGCTTCATTATCGAAGTCCGCGATGACGAAGAAGACTCCATCGAAGACCTGAGCATCTTCATCGAGGAAGCCCTCGAAGAACATTTGCCGGAGGGTGTCCACTACGTTTTGTTGGAGCTTGAAGATGCCTCTGAGGTTGGGTGACGGGAGACTTATGGGTAGAAGCCCGCGCTACGCCCTGGTCTTGTCCGCAATCCTCCAGCTAGAGTCAGACAATGTTGAGTCTGGGCCGTACTGGATGTGCGTGGACGAGAAAACCGTAACTATTGCCTACCAAGCAAAACATACCGACAAAGCCACCATGCTTGTGATCCCGCGCCAGCACTTCGAGACCTTGTTGGAGTGGTACGAAACCGAACAATCGATTACCTAATATGAATCTACGCCCCGAAAAAATCCAGCAAATTCGAGATTTTGCAACGGCTAACCCCGGTGTGTCCGACCGGGCCATTGCTAAAGCCCTCAAGGTCAGCCGCGATGCAGCAGCCAAGTATCGTGGAGAACGTAAGGCAGAAGAAACCGAAGAGTCACAGATGACGGCCGACACCTGGACGTTTGAAGCAAAGACCCGGGAACGGATCACCACCCTTGAGGATTTGGTCGCGTTCTGCAAGATCGACCTGGACGTGTGGGATGTAGAACGTTGGGTCGCGAACAAGTGGGAGGTTGGGGCCAACATCGACGGCAAGCTCACCGTCGAACCGCTCTACCAGGTTAAGGCTTTCATGCGCAAGCGCCAAGGTATGGTGGCCGCCCGGCAAGAGATCGAAGACCTGAAAGAACTCGCCAAGAAGGAGTTCCCGGCGCGCGTTCCGCCCAAACCTACCAAAGAAACCGGGCTGATGCTCGAACTGAACCTGAGCGACGCCCACCTGGGCAAGCTCGCGCATACGGACGAAACCCGGGGGCCGAACTACGACACCCGGATCGCCGAGAGAACATATCGCCGGGCCTTCTACGCACTCCTTGACCGCACGGCAGGTTACGAGTTCGACGAGGTGTGGTACGTGGTTGGCAACGACGTAATGCAGAGCGACGACCCCGAGGGCCGCACCACGGCCGGAACCTACGTCTCGACCGACGGCCGCTACTACAAAACCTTCAAGATCGTCAGATCACTAATCATCGAAAACATCGAAGAACTCCGTAAGCGCGCCCGGGTTGTCCGCGTCATCGTTGTTCCAGGTAATCACGACGAACGCAGTTGCTTTTTCCTGGGCGATTCGATAGAGTGTTACTTCGCCAATCAACCTGATGTAGTTATCGACAACGAACCCAAGCGACGGAAGTACCACACCTTCGGTAAAGTCCTGCTGGGCCTGACTCACGGGCACAAAGGCAAGCACGCTGACTACCCTATCCTCATGGCCACCGAGGTTCCGGAGATGTTTGGCGCGAGCCGCCATCGCGAAATGCACTGCGGGCACAAGCACAAAACCCAGTCAGACATTACCAAGATCAGGGCCGTCGATGAAGCTCACGGCGTTCGCGTCCGGATTCTGAGCGCGCTCACCCCGGCCGATTCCTGGCACTCAGACAACGGGTTTGTCGGCAACCTGCGCGCGAGCGAAGCGTTCGTGTGGCACAGAACTGAAGGGCTGATTGCGACTGCGGTGTATACGGAGCCAGATTGATGGTAGATATTTCCGACTTGGCCCTTGGCACTGCCGCAGAGCATTTGGTCTGCGCTGACCTTTTGCTGGCAGGATACCGTGCGTTTTTAGCTGACCAGAACTGTCCCTATGATGTGGCAGTTGATACAGACCAAGGAATGATTAAGATTCAGGTTAAAGCCACGCGAACCGTTAGAGCGATCCCGCAGCGGCGGGAGCACAAGGCCGCGTATATGTTCCACGTAAGACGTGCAGGCAAAAAGGGAAAACGAGTTTACGCTGAAAACGAGTTCGATTTACTCGCTTTGGTTGCGGTCGATGTTAAACAGATCGCCTATCTTCCGCCTAGCAAGCAGCGAATGACCGTCCACATACGCGCAGAGGGACAATATTCCGGCACCAAACAAGGGAAAACTTTTTCTGACTACGCATTAACCGCCGCCTTGGAGGAAATTCGTGCCAAAGTTTAAATTAATAAACGAGGATTGTCTTGGTCCCTTCGGCCTCGGCTCTTTGGAAGATAATAGCGTGGACAGTGTCACGACAGACCCACCGTATGAGCTTGGCTTCATGGGTAAGAGTTGGGACAGCACCGGGATTGCGTACGACACGCGCGTATGGACGGAGTGCTTGCGCGTGCTCAAACCAGGCGGCCATCTGCTGGCCTTTGGCGGCAGCCGGACATACCACCGCTTGGCCTGCGCGGTCGAAGACGCGGGGTTTGAGATCAGAGATCAAATCTTCTGGGTGTACGGGAGTGGATTCCCGAAAAGTTTGGATGTGTCGAAGGCTATTGACAAGAGCTTGGGTCGCGACAACGACCGGACGTTCAAGTGTAAGAATCCCGCTGATCGCCCTTATACCTATGCCGAAGGTGAAACATCGACGGGTTGGCAATCACCCATTCGTCCGGACAAAACCAACCCCGCGAGCGAAGAAGCACAGCAATGGGACGGATGGGGCACTGCGCTCAAGCCCGCTCACGAACCCATTGTCTTGGCCCGCAAACCTCTTGTCGGAACAGTCGCGGCCAACGTCTTGCAACACGGTACAGGCGCGCTCAACATCGACGCCTGCCGAGTTCCAGGTGAACCCGTGCCGATCAACAAGCTGGAGAGTTGGTCCGGCTTCGGGCAAGAGAAATGTCCGGATTACGAAGCCACGGTGAATACCCAAGGTCGCTGGCCCGCCAACTTGATCCACGACGGCAGCAAAGAAGTGCTGGACGAGTTCGCAAAATACGGCGAAAGCAAGAGTGGCATAGCAGTCCAACGCAACGGTGGGGGTCAAAAGATCGGCGGTAACGGAATCTACGCCGGGTCGAACGGACTGACAAGAGATGATGCTGGGTATGGTGATGCTGGGACCCCCGCCCGGTTCTTCTATTGCGCCAAAGCCAACAAAAAAGATCGCGGCGACAACAACCACCCTACGGTCAAACCCACCGAACTGATGCGCTATCTCTGCCGATTGATTACCCCGCCTGGCGGGACTGTTCTCGATCCGTTTATGGGAAGTGGTAGCACCGGAAAGGCGGCCCTGCTTGAAGGATTCAACTTTGTCGGAATTGAAAAGGACCCCGGATACTACGCCATCGCCGAGCGAAGAGTCGCCGCCGCTGATTCGAGTGTGCCTGACCTGCGGAACGACGCTGGTGGACTGGCGCTGCAAACTGTGGTGCCCGAACTGCTTTCAGTACCTTAGCTGCGGAGACTTCTATTGAGCTACCTACTTTTCGCCCGTCTCCGAGATATTTCGTGCCCTTGGTTTGTGGTTAGCCTGACCACTTTTTCCGAGGCCGAGGCCAGGAAACTTGTCCAGAAATTGGACAAAGAGAACTGGGAGTACACCTATGCACACGCATCCGAGAAAAAAATCCTAGACCCACCGAAAGAGGTACACTAATGGAAACCGAATTCAGCACTAACCTCGAACCCAGTCAAACGGAACTTCTCGCCTGGCTCGCCGAAGAGTGCGGCGAGGTGGTGCAGATGGTCGGCAAAATCCTGCGGCACGGCTACGAGAGCTACCATCCGGCACGTCGAGATGGCCCCAGCAACCGACAGAAGCTCGCCGAAGAACTAGGTAACCTGCGCCTCGTCCAGATCATGTTGATTGCGAGTGGCGACCTCGACGTTCAACTGATCGAGAAGTCATTCCGAGCCAAAATGGACACGGCCAGCAAGTACCTGCACTTCAACCAAATCGAGGACTAAATGATTCTGGGAATCTGCGGCCGGGCCGAGGTCGGAAAGAGTACGGTCGGCAAAGCCATCGTCAAGACGGCCGTCTACATGGAACTGGACGCCAAGGTCTACGAGCTTTCGAACTATGTATTGGCCGAGGCCATTGAATCAGGTGCCATTAAAAACAAAACTCGGGCGGAGTGTACGCCCGAGGACATTCTGGAACTTGTCAGGATCGGCACAGCGGGCCGGGCCAAGGACCAAGACTACTGGATGAACAAGCTCCGCGACGACGTAGAGAAAGACAAACCGCAAGTAGCCGTCTGCCCTAACATCAGGTACGTCTCTGAAGCCGACGCCATTCAACGCTGGGGCGGCAAAGTCATCCGGGTGACGGCGCTAAACGCGGACGGCACCGAGTTTATATCCAGGAGCCGCGACCCGAACGACCCGAGCGAAACGAACCAGCGGCTCATCATCGCCGACTACTACCTTACTACCCGGCGCGGCGAGAGCGACCTGCTGAAGCTCCAAGCGTCGGCGCTGTTCAAGTACCTGCACGGCCGGAGGAGCCAATGAAGCACAAGGTCCGCAAAGCCACGACCGAAGAAGCTCAACAAGACTGTTGTGGAGATCGCTATCCGTGCTACGTCGATATGGTGTGCTCCTGCGGTTTGAAGCTCTGCAAAATGGACATGCTCGAACACCTGCTGCAACTTCATGGAGGTTCCCGTGCCCGATAACTTCGCAGCCGTGCCCAAACCCGTACGTGATGATGCCTTTATCTATAGTTACTCAGGATCGAGGATAGGGCTAGGCCACGCACCCCCTTCTCTGGAAGACATCGCAGTTTCGCTCGGACGACTGTGCCGTTTTACGGGACACTGTCGAATTTTCTATCCGGTCCTGCTGCACAGCATGGCGGTGTCCGATCTTGTCCACGTCGAGAACACCCGGGCCGCGTTGCTGCATGATGCTGCCGAGATTTATCTTAGCGACATCCCGACGCCCTTCAAAGCGCCGGAGATGAAAGCCATCGAGATGCGTTTACTCATGCCCATCTTCTCAAAGTACTTGGACCAGTACGAACTACTAGAGTGGGTCGGCCGGGGCCACGAATTAGTGAAGGTGGCGGATCGCGAAGTATTTACCGCCGAGGTCCATCTACTCGGATGTGCGGGTCTGCGGGCTTGGGTAGGTGAGTCATACCCGGATGTCGAGGAAAAGGTGCAAGAGTACATCGACCGTTACCCTATCGAGGAATGTGTGCGCCCGGACGGAAAAGCCGTGATCGAATTCATCAGGAGAGCTAGGCAATGATCCCAGATTCCGACGACCTCTACCGAAACTCAGTGGTGGTGAAGATGCAGGGTGGAACTGACCGCGAGGACACCAACCTCTGCGGATCGTGCCGCCATTCCCATATCTTTACTGAAGCGGCGCGCGGTGAGAAAACTGTATTCTGCTGCTACGACGTACGCGTACGGATGAAGGGGCCAATCTCCCAGTGCAACAAACACAGTGACCGCAACCAACCATCGCTGCACGACATGAACGAAATCGCCTGGCAGCTTCAAACCAACAAGGGCCGCCACGTCGGTTTCCTTAGCCCCGAGGAACTACGAACCAAAGGTAAGACAAGCGGCGGATTCATGGTATAATGGATTATGATTTGGACAGACAAAATGCGACTGGCTGTTGGCTTCGCCACCGAGAAACATTGGGGCCAGGTGGACAAGGCGGGCCAGCCCTACATCCTTCACCCGTTGGCCGTAGCTGAAAGTCTGCTACCCTACGGTGAAGATGCGTTTATCGCCGGGGTGCTGCACGACCTCATCGAAGACACCAACACTACGGTCGCTGAGATCATCCACCACTTCGGGGTGACGATTGGTTTGGCCGTAAATGCAGTCTCCAGACGCGAAGGTGAGGTCTATGTCGATTTCATCGCCCGGGCCGACCAGCACCCTCTAGGCCGCCTGGTAAAGATCGCCGACCTGCGGCATAACCTTTCCCCGGCTCGGATGGCGAACCTGCCGCCCGAGATGGCTGGGATCGACCGCCGCTATAAAAGAGCTTTACAAGCGATGGGTGAAGAGGTATAGTAAAAATGTACCTTGCGCCCTGTGCTCTAGCGTAACTTCTCTCTAGGCGGAAGAAAAGGATACTCTGACACGCTTTTTCTTGGTACAAATCCCCGGCCCGCAGATCAGACGGTAAAGGGTGAGGGTGACATAGACGTTACGACCAACTAGAGCATGGGGCGGAAGGTACAGCCCAAAGCAAAGCCCCCTTTCGGGGGCTTTTTACTGCTCTGAGGCGGCTGGTTCCTGCCACATCTGCCGGATGCGGAGGAAGGTCGGGTCTTTCGCCCGTTCCTCCGGACTCATGTCCTTATACGCCTTTTGCATGTAGCGCTTCTTCTTTCCCGTCATCACCTTGGTCATGGCTGTACGCTCGCGCGGGGTAGCCAACTCCCACACCTGGAGAGCGTCGGCCATATCCATGCGGTTGACGGTCGAGACCATGCGCGCCGTCTGCGGGTCCATCCCGGCCGTCATCTTCACGTTGTCCTTGATCTTCTTGATCTCGTCGTGCGGAAGAGTCGAGAAGTCTTTCAGGTCTTCGAGTTGACTGAAGGTCATTCGGCCGGAGCGCAAATCATCCTCAAACCGGGATACTGCCTGGAGGCGCGACCGCTGGGTCGAGGTCATCAGGCCGGATTCGTTCTTCTCGGAGGCGAGCTTGGCCGCCAAGGTCTGAGCCTGAGTCCGGTACACGTCCGCCGTCAAACCACCCGCTTTGGCAAGTTGGCCCGCGTTGGTGATGTTGGTATTGCCCGAGATCGCGGACGCCACGGCCTGCGCCGGGATCGGGGCCATGTTGCTGGCCAGGTCAACCCAAAGGCTTCCAGGAGAGAGCTTGCGGCCGTATACGTCCTGGCCTGTCACAGCCTCCTGGCCCATGCGCGCGAGCGGCGACAGCCGACCCTTCATAAACCCTTCGGGGTCGGACGCCATGTGGAGGATGTCGGTCGGCATGGTACGGATCGAATAGATCACGTCCTGGCCGTTCTTGTCCTTGGTGGCTACGCCGAACGGAGCTTCGAGGTGAGGGTTGCCGCTGTTGACCATGTTGAGCACGCGCGCCGCACCCCAAAGTCCGGCTGCCATGAGCAAGACCTGGTTACGGGCGAAGTTCTTGTCGCCGAGGCCGCCGCGTAGCGTAGAAGCTGCAAACCGCATTTCCGATTCGAGCCAGTCCGGAGCGAGCGCAAACAACCGGAACCAGTCCTGCGTTGCTGCAGCCCGGCCCATTGCCCGCCAGTTCTGTCCACCGAAGGCGTTGTTGACGTGCTCGGCCGCTGCCGATGCGACGGCGCGCGGTTCCCAATCCGGGTGGGCCGCTGCATACTTGTCGTACATCTTGAGAGCGGCGTCGGCCTTGAGCGAAGGCATGTAGCGGTTGAACAGAAAGTCCTGGTACCAATCCATCGTCTTGCCGAGGATGGGGATTTTGGCCAGGATTTTGCTGTGAGACGCGAGACCTTCCGAGTGCTCGGACAGCGCCCGGCGATCCATCGCGAAGGTCGCACCCTGGATGGCCATGCTGCGCAGCTTGCGAGCGCGGTCGAGTTCCGTCTGGGCTGCCTGCAAATTCTGGGCGTGCTCGGGCGAGTTCGGATTGGAGCTTGCTTCCTTCTGGGCGTCGTTAACCGCCTGCCTCAAACGGCCAATGGCCTCTTGAGTGAAGCTGTCTACTGGGTGAACCTTGAGCGGGTTGACTCCCAGCATGACGCCACGGAGAGCTTCCTGCATCATGTGGAACGGGCTGAGCGAGAGCAAGACGCTCTTGGCTTCGCTGCCAGCGGCGAGCAACGGCTTGGTGATCCGGCCAAAGCCTTCGTTCTTGGTCAGCGGGGATTCGTCGAGACCCAGCGCGTTCGTGAGGTATGGCGCGTACTCCGGGTGGATCGCGATCTCACCTTGCACAAACACAGGGTTGCCAGCCGCGTCCTTCGCTACCCAGTGGATGCCAGGCAGGTACTTGGGCGGGGTGACGTAACCTTGCGGGTGCCACACGTATGCGGGCGTCTGGGCGTCGTTGATCTTCTGGAGGGCGTCCTTGGGCAAGACTCCGCTCTGAACGTCCTTCAACGTCCGGAGGTGTTCCTTGAGTTGTGGGTACTTTGTGTTGGTCGCGGCGTCGCGCACCTGGGCGACGTGGCGCGCGCTGAAGCTGTCGGCAGCCTGAATCCACTTTCCGTTCGGGCCTTGGAAGGCTTGCTTCGACCAATAGGAGCGCAGGTCAGCGGGCATCACCGATCCATTTTGTGGAACTGTCTGGTTCGCGGTATGGGTCCGGCCGTACGAATCGATTAGTTCGTCGATGAAGGAGTTGAAGGCTTCTTTGCCAGCGCCTCCTTGAGCGCCGTTCCCCCCTTCTTGTACGCCTCGAACAGTTCCTCGATTCTGGAGTTGCTTGGATACGCTATCTTTTTCATGGGCTACAAATTCCTCTCTTAGTTTGCGTGCAGTGCCGATTACGCGAGTCAGGGTTTTGAACGCGTCGCTGCCGTGCCGTTCTTCAACCGCAGCAAAGTACTTCCGCAGCCAGGACTCTTCTTCGTCCGGCGTCACTCCCATTGTATCGCGGTCGCCCGCCATCAGTTTGGCCGCCGTTTCAACGACACGAGTAACGGGGTCGGACTCGTATTCGTTGTGGGTCAAGTAGACTTGGGCTGCGCCGGGAATCTGCTGGTCGAGATCATGCCACTGCGCGCCGTACAGGTGGCGGCCAACCGTTCCGTCCGGCGAGACCTCGGACTGCCAAGCGTGGTTAATTTCTTCCCGCGCCGTTCGGGTCAGATAACTTAGGCTACGGCCTTGCCCGCCGATCACAGTCACAGGCCGACCCTCTGCATCTCTCGCCGCTTCCGCGACAAGCTGGCGGAGTCCGGAACCAACGTTCTTTGCGAGGGTGGACTGGCCTACCGTGTATCTACGCTCGATGTCTCCGAGCAAGCGCGGAACCTCACTTGGCTCCAAACTGACGCCTTCAAGTGCAGCCCGTCCATACGGATTGAGGATGTGGCTCAGCAACGTCATCGCCGAGCGCGAAAGCCACAGTATCTTGTGGCCGGACGCGTCCGCGCGAACTTCACCGACTTTCGGTGAATCAAGGTTGTCGAGACTATCCTTTGCGATTCTGAGACGCGTCACGGTGTCTGGGTCACCGGGGCGCTGTTCGTTGAGCTTGCTGAGTTGCTGAACGCGTTCGCTTAACGCCAACCGCGTTTGGGCTAACTCATCGCTGTCCGGACGGTCAACGCTCAGAACTACTTTTCGGTAGTTCCCGAGTTTGGTACCCTCTGGATTATCTTGGATACCCCGTCCTCGGGTTGAACGTGATTCATTGTTACGCCGTTGGGCAGCTTCACGGAGGACAGAATCGTAGGTGGCTTTTGGCCCGGGCGGACCAGACGTTTGTGAGTGCTCGTATAGATGTTCTCCGTATCCGTAGGCGTAGTCAAAGGGGTCTTGGGCGAAGTACTCATGGAGTTTAGATAACCTTTCTTGACCCGCTTTGGACCTGGGGTCAGTGTCTATAATGTGGACAAACGAGCCGTCCGGATGCTGCTCTATTGTAGCACCATCGACGCCTGCTTTTCTCAGCCATTGGACAGCCTTGGCCGTGTCCATACCACTCAAGTGGATGGTGTACTGGACGTGCGGGCCAGTGGCGTCGTTGTGCCAGAGCAAAACTGACTTCTGATTTTCTGCCTTGCCGCGCAGGGCCGCAGCGGTGCGCAGGTCGAGGAGGTCGCCCTTGCCTTCAGAAACCAGCGAAGGCTCTCCGTCTGTTCCGCCGCCCCCGTGACTCCAGATGCCTGTAGCCTGCTTATACTGCAGGTCTAGGCCGTACTTCTTGTCGATGTTGGCCGCGCGGGTCATCGCCTGCTTGACCTCGGGACTGTTGGCCTGGGCGATGGCCTGCTCTAAGTTGAGGTCGGCCTGGTTCGAGGACGCGAAGATTTGTCCTTCAACCTGGTTGCGCACCGGGGCTGGGGCGGGGTTGGCCGCCTGGCGCAACAGGTTTGCGATGTCCTTGTCGGTGTACGGACGTGTGCCGTCACCCGTCAACCCTTGGGCGTGGTTGCGGAACTTGGCGACGTAGCGGTCGAGATCAGCCTGTTCAGTCTTGGTGCGAACTTCCTTCGACGCAATCAACTGCACCCAACCCGGAACGTTCAGGTTGCGCGGGATCGGCTCGCCTTTGTCGATGGCGTCCTGCAGACTTTCGACCACCCGGTTCGAGTAGTCGGTCAGGAACTCGTGGGTCTCGTCGAGCGCCCGGCGTGATCCGGCCTGGTCAAGAATGTTCGGGTTCCGTTGTTCGTGCGCCTCGATTTCTTTCTGGATATTTTGTACCCACTCGGTAATGTTGGTGGGGTTGACGCGCGGGGTCACATCGCGAACCGCGCCCGAGCGCAAGTGGCGTTCGAGCATCCCGCTCGCAATCATGTTCTTTACATCGTTGGCCGCGATGCTGATGCTCTGAAGCTGGTTGGGGAGAACCAGGATGTTGGGGTCTCCGCCGTTGCGCGCCGCGAGAGTGTCGCCTGCGCCCCGCAGGACCGCCGCTGGCAAGCCGTCAGACCCGCGCACGCCCGCCGCGCGAATGGCCTTGAACCAGTTCACGTTGGCCGCGATAGTACGCAGGCTCTCGACACCGTATCCGGTAAGCTGGACAGGGTCGTCAGTCAAGAGTTCATGGCCGCGCATCAGACCTTCGAAGATCGATCCGTAAACGCGGTGCATCGCCTGGGTTGCCTTCAGGTCGAATCTGCCGGAGCGGACCTCGTTGCGCCACGCACCGACAGCCTTGTCAGCGTTCTCTCCAAATACACGCTGGATGTAGTTATCGACGTAGGAGTGGATCACCCCGGCCTTCGCCGCAGCGGTCCAGTTTTCGTCATTCACCTTGCGGAACTTATCGACCAGCGCGAGTTCGTCAGGTGACAACCCTTGGGCGACCTTGTGATACGCCTCGGCCCAATCCAAAAGCTGTTGCTTGCCTTTTTCGGTCAAGCCCTCGTCACCGCGACGGATGAGTTCCTGAAGGTCGTCCGGCAGTCCTGGGTGCTGGCCCGCGCCCGTCGTAGACTCTCCCGGCATCGGAGATGGGAGTTCAGCGCCCTGCACGTTCGGGCCTTCGTTCGGCACCGGGGCGAGTTCCGGCCGGGACGCGGTGGCCGCGTCGTAGGGCAGGATTTTGTCCAGCATCCCGAACCGTTGATAGATCGAGTTACCTGCTTGGCGGGCCTTCTCTGTGTCGGCTACACCTGTGTCGAGGGCGGCCGTTACCCAGCGCTTCGCCTTGGTGCGAGCTTCAATGGCTTCCTTGCCCTCAAACTGAGCGGCGAGGTTCTTCGCGCCAGCCGCAAACAAATTACCGTAGTACTCGGGCTTGCCAAGCTCACCGTTCAGAGTGTTCTCGACGTTGCGAGCTTCGTTGGCCGCAGATTCAATATCACCGTCGCGAACCGCTGTGATCGCACGAACCTTCTGTGCTTCCTGGGTCGGAGCAAGACGCTCGACTTCATTGACCGCAGGCATGAACTCCCCGGCTTTCGCCAGGGTGTATTTGATACCAAGCAGACCGAGTCCGCCGCTGAGGATGGCTTCGGTCAGCTTCTCGTTAGCGCCGTCGTAGTTGCCTTCCTTCCAATCGTCGAGCACGCCCGGGAACATATGCGCAGCCTGGTAAACTTGGGGCGCAGCGAAACCAAAGTTGATCGCCGCTTCCATGCCCTTGGCTACCTTCTGTGCCTGGGCCGGGGTGGTATCGCCGATGGCGCGGAACGCCTTCGACATCGCGCGCTCAGCGAGATTACCACCAACGAAGTCGGACTGCGCGGTGAGGTCCGCGTCGTGCAGGTAGGTGTTCAGTGCGAGGTAGCGGTTGTAGTCCATACCGCTGTCTGCTACAGCCTGGGCGATTGGCTTGCCCGCGCGCTGGGCGTCCGTGGCCGCCTTGATCGCTTTTCCGAACTGTCCGATCTGGGCGTCGGCCGCAGCCGCATCTAGGCCCTCTGCGCCGCCCATGAGGGTGTCGCGGAGAACACTGGCCCCGGCTGATTCAATCAAGCTGCCTTCACCAAACGTGAGCGCGCCTAGCCCCAAAGAAAGAGGCGAGGTCAAACCAGTCAGGAACTTCTCGACGCCGCGCTCGATACCACCAGCGCCCGGCCGCGAGTCGTGCCAACCCAACACCGACTCAGTCAACGGTGTGTTGACGCCCTCCCAGAGTTTCTGGTACCAAGGCGCGTTCGGGTCTTCGATAGACGCAGGTGCGCCCCCACCCAAAGGCGGAGGCGCAGGGGTGCCGACCCGGTACTGAGCGAACTGGTCAGCAGGCGGAGTTGGGGTTGCCGGGGTTGAAGCCGGGGCTGCACTCTGGCCAGCAGGCTTTACCGCGTACTGAGCAAACGGGTCGGCTGGAGCGGGAGTGGCAGTGGAACGGTACTGTGCAAACGGATCGTCTTGCGCCATTTATTTAGTAGAGAGCACCTGGGCTTACGTAAGTGCGCGGTCCTGGAGGTGGAGGAGCCACGCCTGTGATTGTTGCGTTCTTCCATGCCGCAGCTTGCGGATTGACGGATGCGTCATCCTTCGCCCACTTCGCCTTGTTGGCCGCAAAGTCGCCGCGAGACATGACCTGAGTGGTGTTGCCGAGCTTCACGGTTACTTGCTCATCCTGATTGGGTAGAGGTGCGCCCCCGGCCGATGGCTTGGCGTTGGGGTGAGCCGCGAGGAACGCTTTGACCGTCGCTGCATCAGGTAGGTCGTACGGTGTTCCATCCGAGTCGATGTAACGGCCGCCGCCTGCTGGTTCGGCGTTAGTGATGTTGCCGCCCGCCCGGCGAATGATACCGCTTACTACGGATCGAGCTTCGTTGGCGTCCACTCCGGCCTGGGCCACGGCTTTGTGCAAAGGCCCGTTCGGATCGTCTTCGTGCGCGGCTGCGTCGATGGCGGCAATCCAGTCGTCGTGCGCCGTCTTCGCGTTCGCGGTCAAGACTGGCAGCGCAGCGGCGTATTGCTTGGGCGTCACTGGCATCGGATCACCGATCTTCGCACCAGAGGGGATTTTGTCTCCCTTTTTGTAGGTTCCGTTGCTTCCGCTGAGAACGGCTTCGAGCGCACCCTTGGCAAAGTCCTGGTCCTGCTGATCCTTGTGGAGCTTGTTGATCTCGGCGTAGTACTGGCTCATGTGGGCTTTGGCTTCGTCGATCAACGCCTGTTCCCGCTTCGCCGCGAGATCGGCCGCGTTGCGCTGGGTCTGTTCCCCGTATGCGACCTTGGCGTTGGTGAGAATCGAAGTCCGCTGTTCGGGTGTGATGGTTTCCTTGGCCGCTGCCTTTCGCTGCAGCACGGCGTAGTAGTCCGGGTCCTTGGTCTTGAGCGCTTGCATCTCTGGAGTCTTCAGCCAACTGTCTGTGATCGGAGTGGTGACCGAGTTGTCATAGAGGCTGAAGGTGTTCTCCCACACTGGCTGGCCGTTCTTGTCGAGAGTGGTTTTGGTGCCTGTAGGAATAGCGATGTACTTCGAAGACGCCCCCGGTGTATCCTTGATAAACTGCGCAGCTTCGGACTCGGACAACCCAGTTTTGAACGGGGCGATGCCGTTGCTGTCAAAGATAGAGGCCGCCTTTTGTTTTCCGGCGTCGGCCACGTCTTTGTGGTAGCTGAAATCCTTACCTTGGGCTTCAATAGTCTCGCGGGCAACTTGGGCGTTGTACCCGGCGGTTTGTGCCTTGAGCATCTGTTGACGAAGAGGTGCTTCCTGAGCTTCACGGTCAGCTTGAGACTGCTCGCGCTGGTTCTGCTGCGCCTTGAGTTGGTCTTCGTAGTCGGCACGCGCCTGGGCAATCCGCTGCTGATTCATCTGCTGATCGCGGTTGACGACGGCGTTGCCACCCTGCGCAAATGCGGCCAAGCCCGAACCTTCATTCTGACGAGCCTTGTCTTCTCCCATCGCTGCGCCCAAAAGCGCCGAAGCCACGACGTTCTTGAAGAACTGGCCGGGAGTGTTCTGAACTTGGGTTTGTTGCATCTTGCCATCAGGACCCACGGAGTACTGTGTCGTTTGTCCAGAAAGCGCTTTGAACGCTTTGCCGATCAATGAGTCGTGAGCGGCGGCGGCTTGCTGCGGATTAGGCGCGGGCTGCACGTTCGGGGGTGGGGGCATCGAAACACTTGGCGCGCCGCCCGCCATCGGGCTTACTGACGTATTCGGGGGAGGAGCGGGTTGGCCCGCCATCGGATTAATAAGAGCGCCCATTAGTTTTTACTCGATTCGATGAAATAAGACAACGGCGTCTCGGGTGAAATAGATTCGTCGTCGAGCGCCTTGCGCAGAAACTCGGCTACGGCTTTTATGTCGGCCGGAGACTTCACGCGGTACACTCCCAATAGGTTGGTGAGAGTGTCGGTCTGCCGCAGGCGCGCGCGCGAGTTCGAAGTAATCTTCAGACCCATGTCGTAGACGGCGGCTTTGTAGCCGGAAACCGACGACGGAAAAACGCGAAGACCATCTTGGTTGATGACGTGCTTCCCGGGTAGGGCGAAGCTTTGGAGGAGCAAAGGCGAACGCAACTGATAGGCGGGCGAATCAGGGTCGTGAAATCCGTTCACGAAACCGATTGCATCCACCAGTGCTTCTACCTTGGGTACTTTATGTTTTTCCATATTATCCCTGCGTCCAGATATCACCCGGAGCCGCGCCCGAGTTTGATCCGCCGCCAAATAATGACCCAGTGATCTTGCTGCCGATCTTGCTGCCGATATCACCGAGTATTGGCGCACCTACCAACCCGGCGATACCGCCGAGTGCGCCACCGATGGCGTTCCACGGAGAGGCGGCGTTGTTCTGGTCGGCTATGGTTTTGGACATATTGAACGCCGACGAATTGGCCGAGCCTGCTTCGCTTGCGTACCCAGTCGGGTTGAACTGGCCGGAGGTGCTCAACAGGTCCGACACGGCTCGGTTGTAGTTCTGGTTACCCTGGTTCCATCCAGCGTTCTGGATACTTAGGAGTTCGTTCGACTCTTGCTGCGCCCCGGCAGAAGCCAGGTCCGCCATCGTCTGCTGGTTGGTTCCGGTTGGCAGGAGGGCATTGCCACCACCCGCCGCTGCCTGCGCCTCGCCGACCGCGCGCTTCGCGTTCTGGTACTGCTGCGCGGTGCCGGAGGACGCTAGGGTATTCAGGGCGTTAGTCTGCGCCGTAGAGTACCCAAACTGGCTTGGGCCTGCATTTACGATGGGACTGAGTTGTTTGCTCAAGCCTGCCAAGATGTTCTGCTGATTTGCAAACGTGGTAGCAAAGTCCTGTTGCAACGTGTGGGCGAGGTCGGCCTGCGCCTGGGCGTTTGCTTTTTCTTCCGCAGACGCGCCTTTGCACAAGACGGCTGCGCCCGAGTACTCAAAGCTTTCTTCGGCAAGTACAGTGCCATCCCACGCGATCTTCAGATACGTCGTTACTTTCATAGGTCCGCCAGTTTCAAACGGTATACAGGGTATTCGATCTTCTCGAAGATTTGTTCAGCAAATTTGTTGGTGTTGTCGTGGTCGCCGATGAAATATATTTCCCCGACTCCGGCAACAAACCCCAACGTGATGGCCGCCTGGATTAGTTCGCGCATGGCGTTTGCGATTTGCAAATTAGAAACCCCGGGCCGGAACGCCATGCTTTCGAGCACGTAAGGTCGAATGGGTCGGGAGTCGATAACAGCCGGGCGCTGGATGGGAAGAAAGGCCAGTTGGCCGATGTTGTCGAACGCCACCAAAGTAAAGCTGTCAGGGGTTAGGGCGGCAGCGGGATCAAAATTGGGGTTGGCCCGCTGCCACTCCAGAAATAAAGCTGCGTCGTCAGGTACAGCCGGACGCACAAAGATATGGTTCTTAGTCATTGTCCTTCTTTACTACCAGGAGAAGTTGTGTCCCCAAGTTCGTAAACCCCCGCTCAACGGCATCCTTCAGATCGTGGAGCGCGGCTTCAACGTGGGGTAGGTGGTTGGTGGCCATTGTCTGAATGGTCTCTTCTGTTTTCACGACGCGCTCCTCAAACTTCGCGACGTATCGCGAGGCGCGCCAAAAAAATAGAAGAAGAGTCGGCCAGCCGATGACAGCAATGTGGTCAGTCACGAAAGCAATTAAGTTCACGGTATTCCTCTGAAGGGCCGGACAAACGTGTCCTAGATTATGGATTGAACGGCACTATGCTACCGAGGTCTATCGGAAATCCAGAGGTCAACATCCAATACTGCGGAGTCAACCACACTTTCAGACCGTTTGCCCCGTAAGCTTCTACCGTGTAGTAAGAGCTATTAGGGTTCAGCAGGTCAGATGTCCAGATAGATTGATTGGGCGCGGCGTTGCCGTTTTGGTCCAAAAAGATTTTGACTGACACCCCGCCAACGACCTGAGAGGCGGGCAAGGCCACGCTCTCGTCGTGCGAGAGTTGCAGCGTTAGCCAACCGTTGCTAAGCGGCTGGCCGATGGCATTTTGAAAGCCGCCGCCAAATACTTGAGTGAGAGTGTAGGCCATTATTTGAAGGGGTTACCCAACTGGTTAAGGATCGGTACGCGAGTTTGAGGCACCCGACCGCCGTTGTAGTAGGAGCGCTGGCTGTCCGGCCCGGCGTTTCCGATCTGAGGAACCGCCGCACGTAGAAACGGATTGGGCGCGGCCGGATAAGTCTGCACGTACGGACTCGGCGGCTTGTCCATTCTTTGGACAGGTTCGAATTTCGCGAGGTTGTATCTGGTGGCTTCGGCAAGTGTTGGCATTTAGCGTTCCTGGAGGAAGCCCCCAAATAACGTGCTCGACATAAGCTCGTTGGCTACGTTTTCTGCTTCCCACGAAATCTTCAACTGCAGGTGACGGCAAATTGCTGGCTGCTCGGTCTGCGAGAAATAGTGCCGATGCGAGTAGAGCGTCCGGCTTGCGACCAACTGAGGCGGGTCTGGGGTGAAGCGCGGCATCTCCTCGAACGGGCCGGAAATCTCGTCGATGCGAACACTCGGCATCAGAGGCTTACCCACCTTGATTGAATCGAAAGTGAAATACGCGAGTTCGGCCACTTGGCCCGGGTGGGCCAGAACCAAACTACCGATGGTGAAATACGCCGGATAGACTTGTCCGTTATCGGTATTGGTGTTCCAATCCCGGAACAGGATCGGCCCGGTTCCCGATGGCCCAACCAACAGTTGGTGGACGCCAGGCGCGGTTTCGATAGAAGCCATCGCCTTTGCACCGCCCGCTACGGTAGCCTTCGGACTCCACGTCAACCCCGTCTCGGGTGAGGGGGTCGCGCACATGCGGAACCAATCGCCTTGACCATCCGAAACGAACAGTGCTTTATCGCGGGTTCCGCCAATGTACCAAGCGAGATAGCTGGTCTGCGGCGACCACGGGGCCGACTGGAATTGGTCGCCAATCGGGAAGCCTACTTCAGAGAGACCGTTGTTTGGATCAAGAGAAACAATCTGGCCGTCCGTAGTAAAGAAGTAGATGACGCCGCCGTTTACGTCAAGGGCGTTGTAGCTTCCGAGACCTGTGCCTAGCGCGAAGGGCAGCGGCGTCAAAGGACTGCTGGTGGTCGCCAATCCATAGATGATGTAGATATCGGAGTTAGTGAAGACGAATAACCCGGTGCTCAAGGCGACCATCCGGTACACGGGTGCCGGGAACACAGCCACGTTCGCTGGCCTGAAACCAGTATTCCCGTTTCCGGTTGTGATATCGGGGCCGCTGCTCCAATATACGACGTTGGCCACCGAACCGAATATGCGGCCAAGGTGGTAAGTCAGGTTTACGAGGCCGTTGGGTGGTGGATCGCTTGATCCGTCTATCGGGGCTTCGATGAGGATGTTGAGCGCGCCCCCACCCATAACAGACGTGTCTGGAATACCGGGATCGAGATATACCCAACTTACAACCGAGCCGTCAGCCGGGACCGCATCTTCAAAAAAGAGGGTTGCTCCGCCTTGCTGCGTCCGCCAAATCCAGATTTGATCTACCTGTGGGTCGGCGGACAACGGGCCGCCAAGCTGCACGAAATAACCTTGTGTGCCGATTGATCCGACACTTCCACCTGGGATCGTAATCTGCGGGGATGCTTCGGAGACAGTTCCATCTACTGCGTGGTAACTGAACGCATAACTTATGGTTGCGGTGGTTATAATGGTGCCCGGGCCGAGACACTTCCAGGTAACGCCGCTATCGGCCGTGTTGGTTCCTACTGTCGTGTTCCACACGGGAGGGGTCGCGCCAGTGGTTCCATTGTTGATCGCGTACTGCCAGTTACCGTTGCTGTCTAAAATGACGTTGACGGTAGCGCTGGTTCCCGACCCGAAAACAGTCGTCGCAAGCCACTCGCCCGGCGGCCCGACATTGAGCCAAGTTACATCACCGTCGATGGTAGTGCCGCCGACTCCCGACCAAGTTGGATACACTCTTCCGCTGGCCTGCAGACTACCTGTGGTGTTGTATTCAACGTTTCCGTTGTTATCGAGAATACTGTAGTTAGTTGGAATTCCGCCGTACGGCTGCCAAAATCTCACAAAGTAAGAACCCACATAGGCCAGCGTTGGCGCGGCTGCAGGGGGCACTACACCCCAGTTTTCGACGGCAGTTCCGTAGCTTTTCCACTGCTGGCCGGAGTCCTGAGTAACCGTGAACTCGGTCGGTGTAAAAGTGGGTACGGTCGCGCCCGTGGTTCCACTTCCTGTGGTTGCCACGCCGTTATCGGCGACCAGGGGATGGTTCGACCCGGTGAAGTGGAACACACTAAAGGCACCGAGCGTCGTAGAGACAATCTGCGTAACAGGAACCGTCGTTCCGTTCAAAACTGCGGCATTGGTCAAACCGGAAAAGGTTACCTCAGCCCCGATTAAGTCGGTAAAATTCGCGGGAACGTCGGACGGATTCACGTATAGAGTAATGTGCGCGCCAAAAATCTGCGACGCCACAATCTGCATAGTGATCCCGCCAAGAGCCATGTAGACAACTCCAGGCGCAGCACCTTGGTTGATTAAGGTTCCGGGCGTGATGGCGGTATTTGCGTCCCAGCTTCGTGGGGCCAGCCACTTCTTTTGGCTGACGCCGTCGCCCCAGTAGAGGGTGTTACCGACTGACTGCATGTAGCTCTGGCCCGCACCAGGAAGTTTCGACCAGATGAGGTTCTTCTGGTTGTTCGTTCCGTCGTAAAGACCGTCAGGCTGATCTACCAAAACCGAAATGACTTCGGACGCCAAAAAGCGACGGAACTCATAAAATATGTTAGGTGAGTCCCACTCTTTGTCGTTCCAGATTGAAAGCCCCGGCCTACGAATCAAGGTAAGCCGGGTGCTCACTTCGACGTTCAAACTCTCAGCAGTGAGTGCGTCGCCGCGCGGACCCAGATACAGTCCTTCGACCCGCGAGCCACCGTCGCCAAAAAAGCTGCGATTGGTGTAGAGACCCGTGAAGTAGCGTGCCGTCCAAAGGTCTGCATAGCGGGTCTGTTTGCCTGCGTTCGCGCCCGCGTGTTGAAATGCGTTCTGAGCCATTTAGTAGCCGAAAACTCCCTGAGAGTATGGGTTCGAAGGCCCGACTGCAAGACCAGGGTTGGCTTGAGCACCACCACCCATAATGCCTTCGGACGGATAAAAACAGAACGAATCTTGTTCGCGCTGCCCGGCCTTGAGCGCCGTCATAATTTGTTCTTCCCACTTGGCGTACTGCGCGTTGGCCTTGGGCGAGCCTGCGTGGTCGTAGCACATCGCCAACATTCCGGCACGGAACAGATACCCAAGCTCATCCGGGATCGGAGATATCGTTTGCTGGAGGCTGACGAATTTCGGTGGCTTCATCTGATACCACGGAATTAGCAGCCAAGTGAGACCAGCTTGGGCGGGGAGCGGGTTGACGCGGATAGCGTATCCGTTGGGGTCGGCCACTGTCCAAGTTACGCTACCATCCAGGATTGTTGAACCCGGAGGAGCGGCGGGCGGAAGGAACGGTTCGGTCGATCCTGTGGTGCCGTATGGACTGTTCGGCGGCAGGGTAATTGGAGTGTTGGTGAAGCCCGGGCTGTTGATGTTCAACCCCAGGATCGCGCTGTTGATGTAGAGAATGTTATTGTTGGCGTCAACAAATTGTTGGAGCGGAGAGGAGGGTTGGGCCGCCACTCCATACCCACACCGTATTTGGGTGTTCGGAGACCACTGGCCCATGTAAGCTTGCCAGTTCCTCAAAAAACAAACCTGCGCCGGGTTTGCCTGGACAGAGGTTCCTTGAAGATCGCGAACCACCTCCATGCTTACCATCGGCTTGGGCGCGAGATTGCCGTTGTTCGTCGAGTTGTTGATGTCAACTCGATCTACCCACTGCAGCCAACCCAGGTCGGTTACCTCGGTCACGTAGTCTTGCTGCAAAGCCACGGTGATGAAAGGCGGAATCGTGGCTTCGTTCCACTTCCAGTCCATGCCTTGCGCGAGAATTTTTTGTGCAACATCGTTGGCGAACGTGAGCGCAGGCTCCTGCGTGTACCCAGAGGTTCCGAGAACCGGAACGCACTCGGGGAACGTGCGGAGCCAGGTAACGATATTTTGCACCGTCAGAGTTGAAGTTGGAACGAGACTAGGCATAGTGCTCCAAAAGTGTGGCCATCGAATGAGAACCTTGGCCGTAAGTGTTTCCTGGGAAGCTTGCCCAGATGTTTGAGCAGGCTTCGATAGCGCCTTGGACGTTTCCAGCCAACACCATGTCAACGGCTCTGCGTTCGTCCATTTGTTGGATAGCCACGGCGTCTTGGGACGCGGGAGAGAAATCGGACAGACCTAATTTGAGCTTGTACGGTTCCCACCAACGGTAGAGGATTTGATACCTTCCGGACGCCGTTGAAAAGGTCGGGGGGGTTTGGCGGAACTGTATCGGCCTGCGATGGTATTGGGGGGCGAAGGGGTGATCGTCGTAATCCAGCATCCGGTGTGGACCGTCAATACCGCTGACAATGATGTCGTAACCCCGGTCTTTAGTGATCGGACTTGTGCTGGTTCCCTCAGACCATGCAACCAAATCCAGAAACGCAACGAGTTTGGGGTCCATTATTGAATTACCACGGTGCCGCTGAACACCACACTGGGACCAATGGTAGCGCCGCCCGCCGGGGGGTTAATCGTGTACGCCGCCGATGTAATGCTACTGTTGGTGAAACTTGGGCAGCCTTGAACTTGGGCATACACTGTTTCCGAGCTTGAAACTGTCAAGGGGTTGGTGGCGCTTACGCCTGTCAGATTTCCACCTGACTGTGCGTTGGTAGTGTTCCATACCAAGTACGCAGTGCAAGCCGAAGTCGCGGTCGAGAGAGTAACCGACTGCGCGCCCGCATACGTTCCTGCGACCGGAGAGAATGTAGGAGAGGACGCAACGGGCGTACCGCTTGGTTCGTACGCACCAATCGTCGGTGGGTTCGGCCGAGGTTCACCTGCGTAGTCTACGGTGATACCAGAGATCGCTACACCCGCGCCTACGACGGAACTCGCTCCGCTGGCCGGAATCATGTTGCCGTATCCGTAGGGGTGCCAAGTCATGTCCGTCAACTGCGGGCTGACGCAGAGCGCACTTGACTCGCTGGCATTAGGACACGTCCAACTTCCGCGATATCCAAAGTAAGAGTTGTTTGTCCAACTCGCGCCGGGGTTGGTCGTCAGCGCGCTAAAATCCCCTGTGGTGAAAATGGGTGTGGGGTTTTGCGAGTTATCGGGGTTCAGAAACCCAACAAATATGTTGTTGTTGTATTGCAGAACATTGGTCGTACCATGATCGCCCGTCGCATACTCGAACTCAAAGCCGATGTTTCCTGCCGTAAAGATGGTGTTGTCCTGAAACTTGGTCGGCGTCCCAGGGGACGTGGTTACCAGCACAGGCACATTCCCGGCCCGGCAAGCGTTCGCCAGATCGTCTTGGGTGGGCACTGGACGGCCAGGGATAACATTCTGCAGGACAGCATAGCAGTTACCAACGATCAAATTGTTGCGAACCGTTGTACCTCCGCCTCCCGCTTTAAACTGCTGACCCTCGTTTCCGTAGGCGAGCGTTCGTGTGATGGTAATAGTTGAACCCGCACCCGCGATGTGGAGTCCATCCAACCCGTCCTGCATGTTGTAGCTGACGATACCTTGGTCGAAAATAACATTCCACGGGCTGAGACTGTCGATAGAAGCTGTGCCCCAACCGTCTCCGTAGCCCCCCGTGCCTTGATCGCGGCAACTGAAATAAGGAACCGAATCAACGATGGGGTATTCTTCTGCGCAGCCGTTCCAGCTAATTTCCCAATTAGTCCAGGTGGTGTTTCCGATACCTGCGATTCCGGAACCGTTATCGGCGTTCCAACCAGAGTCTTGGTTGCCGAGAAGGGCGATGTCTGTCGCGGTCAGGTCTCCACCCGGAGGGCCATTAATTCCGTCTGACGCAACACCGTGAATCCGAATATCAGTTAGGGTGATGTGTGCGGTAGCGTTAGTTATCGTGATGCCGTTCTTGGCGAAATCGGAGATGACATTGCCACCTCCGTCTTTGCAGGCGACGGCTCCGTTTTGTAGACCACACGCCGAAAAGTCTGTCAAATCAAGACAGGCCACGTCTACGTACGTTGAGCCGTTCAAGCCCAACACCTGCCCTACTCCCCAACCACCATGAAGCTGAGTTCTGGCGTTTTGCGCCGTACACGACCCGAAGTTGCCGCCGAGGATGCGCGTATGCGCGCCAGATGTTCCGGAAGGCGGCGGGGGCATACCACTGCTGAACTGGTCGTGATATAAACCCCAGCAATTAGCACCATCCATTGTTAAGCAGTTGACGCTGTTCGGCCACCCGAGCCGATAACTCACATTGTCGGCGATTGAACCACGGATGATGTATGTGTCTCCGCCCGTCCCGATCCACCCCCAATTAGGGAAAGTCGAACCACCGTCAGCATACGCGCCGTCTTGGTATAACATTCGTGCGTCGTTGAACGCGCAGTGCTGGTTCACTGGGTACGTCGATCCACTTACGGTGTAGACGGCAGTGCCCCCCGTGCCCGAGACGATACCGCTGGTCGGCCAGGTAATTGCGGTGCCGGACGTACCGCCCGAGGTGACTGTCGCATAGTGACCGTTCGGAACATACACTGTCGTTCCCAAGGTCTCAGCCACCGAGGGCTGCCAGTACTCGCCCGCCGTGGCTCCGCTGGCCGCGACATAGGATACGTCTGCGGTGCCGTCGCATTGGCCGTTGGTAATGTTGGTTGAATTGCGAGTGCCGCCGTCCGGCCGTACGTACCAGGTCGAAGCGAACGCCCCCGCAGAACAAATCCAGAATGTGAATAGAGTTAGAAATTTTTTCATTGCTTTTTCGCCTGGCAAGTTAGGGTGGTCAGGTCCGGCGTCCCGTCAGCTTTCAACTTCGCGGCGGTGCAGCTAAACAGATATGTCGCGGGAGGTGGAGGAGGGATCGTGTACGCCGGGATTGTTATGGTCTTGGACGGGCAGGTCTGCTGGGGGATGGTAAGTTTGGTCGCACCTTTGGGGATAGACAAAGTGTACGAAGGCGACACGCAGCCCGGGATCGTAAGAGTGACCGAAGGAATCGTCTGCGCGCTGGCTGATGCGCTTAAGAGTATGAGAAGAAGGATTCGCATTAGTATGTAACCCAGTTGGTTCCATTGCACATTACCGGGGCTACGACCGCGCCGCCGCTGGCGTAGTTAGCGAGATAAGTGGGGCCTGTGGCATCGCTTACCACAGTGCGCGCACCCTTCAAACCAGACGTACAGGAAGGAAGGGCAGTGCCAGCCGCCGAGTAGATAGTGTAGGGAATGGTTATGCCGGAAGTTGTTTGGTTCGGGCCAAGATTGTTATTACCCCCGGCGATGTAAATCGCCCAATCGGTCGATCCCGTCCCTTGATTAGCCGCGTAGAACGCCGCATTTAGTTGCCCAAGCCCGGCTTGAGTCTCGGCATAAAATCCAGCGTTGATGACCGCATTTGCGGTTATACCCCAGTTGGTATTATTGGCGGCATAAACTGACGCAAGGCGGGGAACCGTCCCGTCATCTGTGCCGCTGGTTTCAAAGGTTCCTATCTGGGCTGATCCTAGAACGCCTGTAACAAATTCGGACACAGTATTTCCTGCCCCCGGCGTGGAAACGCCAACTCCGACCACACCTACGCTGGATGATGTTGTTGTTCCTGTGCCCGTGCCCGTGGTAAAAGAGGTTCCACTTATAGCCTGTGATCTTTGAATTGTGCTGGTGTTGGTAAATTCAGAGTACACTGAAAATGAGTTACTGCCAGCAGTGGCTCCATCGGACTTAGACACTAAAACACTATTGTCGTTTAGATTTATCAAATCTTGCATAGTCTGAGACAGTGTGCTTTCTTGTGGCCCGATATTTAGCGGTCCCACGACCGTATAGCCACCGGGAAGAGGGACTTGTGGAGTACCATCTAGAGCGAGTATGCCTGTAGAGGTGTTGTAGGTAAAATTAGCGTTGCCCGTGAAAACTCCACCTTGATTCGTCTGGACGCTCTTGTCGGGCGACCCAGGCAAGCCCCCGCAAATTGCGTTTGTCGCCGTGCAAATCCGGGCGGCAGCGGCGTTGTTCTCAGATAACAATCCATTGCCTGTGGAATCTACCCCAAAGACACCGCTCCCGGCCGCAGGTACAATCGGTGTGGAATTATAGGTCAACTTTATTTGGGACGCGCCGGGGGCGTTGATGGCAAGAGGATGAGTAAGAGTTGAAGTAGTGCCGTCGTCGCAGAAAGGAAGGCTGCTCGTGCTAGTCGTCACCGACGCGGCTTTCAGCGCGCAGTTGATCGTTTGTCCAGAAATACCACCCGAACACGAAAACACCCCGGCAATAACAGTGCAGGTTATGTTATCCGGCTTCAGTACGCCGAAGGTCGAGGTGGTGGCTTGAGGCAGGAAGTTAACCGGAATCGGGTTGCCCGCGTTGTAACTGGACGACCAGGATGTTCCCGTTGAATTACCAATACCCGCGCCAGGAAAACCCGCCGAAGACGCACTGATGGTGAGTGTGCTCCCAGAAGGAGTCAAGGTAACGTTCGACCCAGCGGCCAATGTCCAATAGGTAGGCGCGGCCGATGATCCACTAAAATTTGCCAAAAAAGTGTTGTTGGCTTGCGGCGTTAGAGTAAATGTGAGCGCCGGGGTGGACGTAGGGTTAGCGACGTTCGTAGTGAACAAAGGGCCGCCCGTGCCTGCGCTGAATGAAGTCACCGAACCGCTTCCGCCCCCGGTCCCGCCTCCCAGCGATATCTGAAAAGACGCACCGTTCTGCTGCTCGACATAGGTTCCGGTTGCGGCGTAGTAACTGAAATAACCGTTGGCGTTCGCGTAGAAAGGGTAGCCGATTGGCTGCGTCAGCGCCGGGTCGGAAAAGATCGTGACCGGAACATTGCATTGCAGTTGGTCGTTGTACTCGCAAAGTGTTACCGGGGCGAACGGAATCGTCTTGAGGTAACCTGCAGCATTCTGTACGACGTAGCTCGACCGTTGCGGGTTCTGAGCGAACGCGCTGGCCGCAATGAAAATCAGCAGGAGGAGTTTCTTCATTAGATAACCACGAGGTTGAACGTTCCAGCTACCAGGGTCACGGTGCCCACCCACGAGTTGCAAAACGCAACCGTTACCGTCGAGCCTGAAATTGTTGAAATTGTAGGAGCAAGTTCACCCGTTGTGCTCGACCCTTGGTCTACGCTCAGAACTACGACGTGCCCGGCAGGAACCGGGGCACTCATCGTAGCGCTCTGGGTGTAGCAGGTGTTCGATCCTACGCTTTGCGAAGAAATAACCAAGGTTCCTGTGATGGAGGTTGGCGCATAGCAAGGCACGCCCGTGCCGCTCAAGGTGCCGCTGGGGTCAGCTTGAACGCATTGAGTCCCCCCAGAGACCAGTGCGCTGTCCGTTACAGTCGGGACAGTTACCGGGCCGCTAAAACTAGACGTAAAGGTTGGACCGCAGCCAATGGACTCTCTGACTGCCGCAGTGTTATCAGTTCCGTAGAAGTCGCAGTAGCCCGCCGCTACGTTTGCGTTCAAAATCGTTTGAGCGTAATAACCATACTGGCTGGTGGAAGTAGATGGATCACCAGCTTCGGACGAATAGAACCCGTAGTAATGGGCCGCCGTGCCGCTGCTAGGACTCCCAGCGTAAAAACCGTAGAGAGACCCCGCGCCTGTGTTGGCACCGCTCATCTGGCTCTCGAAGCTGATTCCGTTTTTTCCTGTGCGGGTTACGGAGGTGTTGACAAACATCGGAACAATACCCGTAGCGATTCCAGCGTAGGAACTATCGCTAACGTTTAAGTCGATTCCTCCGGTGGGGCCGTCTGCACCGTTGCTGTGCTCAACTAAGTGGTCTCCAGTCATCAGCCAGTAGTTATGGTTCGTGTCCGTATTGCCGTCCACCAATAAGTTCGCGCCTGTATCAAACTCCAGCGTGGCGTTGTCGTTGATATCGATGGTTCCGAGGCCCCAAGACGGGTCGTTCACAACGAACCATGATTGGCCTGCGAACGTGTTGAGCGGGTCGTTATATTGGACGGAGTAACGAGGCGCGCCGGGAGTTCCACCCCCTGGTGCTGCACTGATCGTCAACGTGCTGCCGGAAGGCGTAAGGGTGATGTTTGACCCGGCCGCCAACGTCCAGTAAGAAGGCAGGCCGGACGACCCCGAAAAGTTAGCCAGGAAGGTGTTGTTGGCCGTTGAGCTAAGGTTAAAAGTCAACGCGGGTGTAGTCGTCGGGTTGGCAACGGACGTGGTAAATAGAGGCGTTAGGTTGCCCGCACTGAAATTGGTCACGGTGCCAGTTCCGGCCGCCCCTCCGGTCAGTGTGATCTTGAAGTATGTGCAAGTGGACGCCGGGACGCATTGCCGTTCGACGTAGGTTCCAGCTAACACGTAATAATAGAAATACCCATTGCCGTCCGCATAGTACGGATAGGCAATAGGTTGGGTGAGGGCGGGATCAGTAAAAATCGTCACCGGGGTGTTACATTGGAGTTGCGCATTGTACGTGCAAACTGTGATAACGGCGTGCGGAACAACCTTGGCGTAGTTCGCGTTGTTGACGATAGCGTAACTCGTGCGCTGCGGATTTTGGGCCGCAGCGACCGAGGCGAGAGCAAAGAACACAAATTGGATCAACTTTTTCATTTATTCGATGCTCGATGCTTCCCCGTCAGACTTGTTGGTGATGGTGCCTTGAGTGTTCGATTGATCGCTGGTGAGACCGCTCGGTTTGCCGTTTCCGTTTCCGGTAAGGGCTGCCGGGGTGCCGGGCTGGGTTGCGTACCCGGCTGGCCGCGTTCCAGTCTGATCTTGCGTTATTTGCCAAGGGTTCTGCGGTTGAAGCGGCGGCGAAGGAGGGGGAAGAGGAGTTGAGTTGACGAACTGATCGCCATCCAGGAGGTAAATCGCGCCCCACGGGGTAGCAAACAACAGCGCCGACCAAGTTTCGTTTTCGACAACGACCCCGACAAACTCGGAATCTTCCGCTATGCGGGGGGTTTGATAAAGCGCCCAAGGAGACGGAGCAAACCAAGGTTCTTCATCGAAGCCGAGGGCCGCAAAGTCGTTCTGTTCAAATTGGTCCTGACGGGGCCATGTGAACGACGCCGAGAGCGGTGGATAAGTCGCCCAGTAGTCTTCTAAAACAAAGGGTGCTACAAAATCTTCGTCAACAACACGGTAGCTGGCGTTAACTCCGAAGACCGTCGAGACGGGTTGCGGCCAATAGTCTTCGTCAACTATTGTCGCTACTGGCGCAGGAACAAATTCAGAATCGACGACCGCAAGGCTTACATTCTGCCCGAGGGCCGTGATTACAAACTGTGGCCAATAGTCTTCGTCCAATCGGGCGAAGACTTCGTCTTGGGTGAACCACGGTTGCGGAACAACGAACGCCGCGACCGGGATCGTTGGATTGATCCAAAAATCTTCGTCGATGAAGGCCGGGGCGTAGTCCGGATCAACGAACGATAGAACAAGCTGGCTGGCCGGAACCGGAGGTACGGGGTTTTGCCAGTATTCCTCGACCGGAACTCCGTAGAGGCTTCCGGCTGGAAGTTCTTCAGGGTCTCCGAGCGGAAGCCTCTGATATACCGAAGCTGCGACGGGCGCGGTTGGATTGGCCCAGAAGTCTTCGTCAAGACAGCGCGTCGCCTGTTCGTTCTGCTCGAACTGGAACGGCTGCGGCCAGAGCAGGGTCGCGGATACAGGGGCGACCGGATTAATCCAGTAGTCCTCGTCAGGCTGGCCGAACAGCGAACCCGCAGGAATTTCTTCTGGATCACCTAGCGGTAATCTCTGAAAGAAACTTGCAACTACCGGGGCTACCGGGTTCTGCCAGTAGTCCTCGTCAGGTGAAACGAACTTGACTAGACTCCCCGCCGGGTCGTCCTGGTGGCCGTTGGCGACCGTTTGGCCGATGGAGCCTGTAAGCAGCGCCGCAGCCAATGTGGTAGCAACCGCAATCTGCGTACCAAAGCTACCACACACCCGTCCCCACCAACCGTCTTCATCCGGTGTGAAGGTTATGGCTGGCTTTAAAGCAAGAAGGAAGGCGGCGTTCGCACCCGCCGAACCTCCCTCGGTGTTCGAACTTACTCCTGTCGCTCCAGCGGTCGATTGCAGCCCATACGAAAGCTGTATAGCAATGAAGCTGCCCGTAGAGTCGCTGGCAGCGTCAGCGAGAGTCCCTGACGGGTTTGTAGCTACCTTAGCCGCAGAGAGTGGCCCGGCAGATGCGGGCGCGCCAAAACCCGCGACTACCATGTTACCGTTGCTTACCGGGATGATAGACGTGGTTCCGGTGGTGCCAGAGGCGTTGGACCGAGCACTTACTGTGGTGTCAAGAACAGTCGAATCGACACCAATGTATCCACCGATGACACCCTTACTGTGGGAAGTAAGACCCGTAAACGTCCAAGACGTGCCCGTCAACCCACCTTGGCCGACTACCGCCGTGAAAACTTGGAGGCGACCACCGGAACTAGCGGTGCCACCTTGTCGCGTCCAACCAGTGGGGGCCGCGCTAGTTCCAGACGTAGCAAGGTCAGCAACCAAAGCAACGAGTACGTCGTTGGTGGCCGTGCCCGCAGGTTGTGCGAGCGTTACGCTCGTTGTTCCTGAAGCAACGGTCCCCGCCGCCCGAAACGTGATCGCCATGATCGCCTTAGCTTAAAGGGGGATTGCTCCCCCTGTCGTTACTCTTGGTGCTCGACCGAGAATTCGTAGTTGAGCGATGCGGTTCCGGACGCCACGACTAGTTCCACCGAAGGCTGTGTGGCCGCCGAGGTGACGTAGATCATGGAGTCAGGGTTTGGGGCTACCCAACCGCCCGGGCCTGCGGCTCCGCAGCCGAAGACGACGTGGTTGGTACGACCCGTGGATGAAGTGGTTCCACCCGTCGCAGCCGTCGCGGTTGACGCCTGCATACCTGCGTCCTTGGGGCTAGGGGTGGTAGCCGTGCCGGACGTAGACGCCGTGGTGCAGCGAATGATACGACCAACGATGCCGCTGATCGCCGTGAGGCCAGCACCTTTACCAATCAGGTAGGCTGCTTGCAACATGATGTTTCTCGCGGGCACCGCAGACGCGGGCTTGAGGTAGATGGCGCTGGTTTCGGTGTTAGGCGTACCGGAGCACGCACTGTTTCCCGGGGTCGCCAGAGAACTCGTATAACACATTGGCATAATTTTTCTCCGTTACATCATTTTGGTTCGATTGAAGTCTGCTCTTTCTTTGCTTAGCTTCACCAGCGCAGAGTTCTCATCCTTCAAAACTTCTACAATCTCCTCGGGGGTCAACTCGCGGCCGTAGGTGGCGAGTTGTTCTTCCCGAACTCTTTGCCAGAAAACCTCATCCGGAACCAACAGCGTGTCGGCCAAGGGTTGCCACTTCTCTGCACATGGAACGCAAAGATAAAACGCAAAGTTGCAATTCTCTTCAGGAACCATTCCGCCATCGCTGCCGCAGTTGGCACAATAGATCGGCACCCAGTTGATGCCGTTGAGGTAGGTTATCCGCTTCTGGACTTTGGGACGGGAATCTGGAAGGATATTCTGCATTAAGCACCTACTCTACCCGCGCGTCCGATCTGGCCCATGTTAGCCGATCCTTGTTGATCCATCTGAGCAATAATGGTGTGCTGGAGGAAGAGGTTCTTCTGGGTCTCGGTCATTCCATCATTAGCCGCAACGACCTGGCGCAAAAACATCTGGAGAGCAAAAGGAAAACGCTCATCGCCAAGATACTCATACGCCCAAGCCCGCATACCCAGGTTGTAGAGATAGCTGAGATAGTCCGGAATAGGTGCCCAGGTATCTTGGGTCGAAGTGAAGGTAGGCGCGCTTCTCTGGCAAAGTACGTTGACCGTATACGCTTGATCGGGAGGAGGCGATAGCCGTAAAGTGATATTACCGTTGTTGTCGTCAACCACCGCGCTTATCTGAGTAGGCTGGTTGGGCGTAGTTTCAAACCCGATATCAGTTTTGACTTCGAGTTCCACGGCCCCGGTTACGGGTTGACCAACAACGTTGGGGAGGTTCAACACCGCGCGTTCGATCCAGCCAAAGTTGGGAATGTTCACCACGTAGTCCTGCTTGCCTGGGGCGCAAGTAATGACCGGAGAGATTGTGCCGCGATTCCAACGCCACGCAAAAGGAGGCGACAAAATAAACTGACGCACCCAATCCGCCCCGGAGAACGCCGGATCACCCTCGTTAGTGAAGGTCAAAGGGGCGTTGCGGACGAATCGTTGCGTCAGTCTGATCGTTCTCTCTAAGGTGTTGGTTGAGGCCATTCGGAATTAAACGCCGGAAAGCAGACGTTCTTTTACTTTCTGCCGCTCCTCCGGTGCCAGCCGAGCGGTCATGGCTTTGATGGGGTCCATGAATTGCCTCTGCCCTGCGGCTGCGTCGAGATTGTCTCCACGCTTGCGGAAGTATTGCGAGTGCTCCGGGTACAGAGAACTGATTTCCTTGCCGCACTGACTGCAAATTCCGATGGTTTCGCCCGTGTCCAAGCGAATCTTCCAGAACGCTGATTCGCCGAAACTACGGTTGCCATTGGCACCCTTCTCGTGCGGGCAGTTGTCCTGAGCGGCCTTGACCATGCGCCGCTTATCTTCTTCCTGCTGCTTGTTGGCGCGCCGGAACTCTTCGTTATTGACCTCTTGCTTGGGGTCAACGTACGGCTTCCGCGACTCAATGATCGCCTGAACCAACTGCTCAAACTTGTCGTCCGGTTTCGCTTGTGCCGCGCCTGCTGCGGTGAGAAGCTGTTGAAGCTGATCCATCGAGAGGACGAGCGGCTGAGTAGCGAGGGCGGGCTGAGTGGCTGGAATTTCTTCTGATTGTTTTGCCATTTTCTTCTTCCTGCCTTAATCCAAGGCAACGGAGGTTTTTACATCTCACACTGATTACGGTACGCGTACAGACGGCGATACCATACTTCTGAAGCCAGGTTCTCGGGCGGGCGGCCAAACATACTTTCAGCATCGGCTTGGCTTATCATTCCAGCCAAGATGCAACGAAGCAGGGGTGTGCGCCAACCGCGCTTCTTTTCTTTGATTGGGAAGTCGCGCTCATCGAACTCATACAGGCTGAACTCGGGCATGATCCCGGACTCGACGTACCAAAGATACCGATACCCAAGCGGTTGAAACTCGGGGTGGGTATCCATGATGTAGACCGAAATGTCGCCCTCGATCTTGCCGGGAATCCAACGTAGCCCGGGCAGCAACTTCTGGAGTTTTTCCAGAAACTCGTGTGCCCACATAACCTTCCCGATGCGTGCGATCTCGCAGCGAAGGGAGTCCATGTAGACGGGACGGAGTTTCTTGAGCGCGTCAGAGTTGTTGTTGCGCTCGCGCATCATCGCCGTGTTCTCATCGATGCTGAGAGACGGCGTGGACTCGCAAGCGATACAGCGAATAGCCCTACCATCCTTGGTAGAGCTATCGCGTCGAAAACGATTGGAGGGTAAAATCCTGAAACAGCAGCAACACTCGCGGCCCAGGAGTTCTTCCGATTCAACAATGTTGCGATCAACAATGTTGTCTGAATCGTATATGTTGTGCATGGATTAGTAGTCGCTGAGCGAGAATTCTGTCACTTGGACGGTGTTGCCTGCGTTCGAGGCGTTCCACTTCGAACTGACCACGAACTGCAGATTGGATACGGCTGCAGCAGAAACTTCGGTAACGGCGGTGCCGCCCACAACGGTAGCAGCCACACCAGCCGGAACAATGAAGCTTCCGGACTCAATAACACCGTCGAGCTTGCCTGTGGTGATATCCCACATCAGCTTGAACGAAGCTGAGAACTTGCCGGAGACCGCACCGAAGTTGCCCGACGTTCCTGTGGTCAACGCGGCCGAAATAACGCTGTCGCTGCCGATGGTTGCCGAGCTACCAAGGTAGAGGCTGATTTTCAGGTCGTTCGAGGCCACGCCGGAGGTGAACAATCCGTTGACACGGAGTACGAAAGGCACGCCGTTGAACGCGTTCGGGCCGTGGAACGGCTGATCGGTCGAGCCAATCGGAGGTCCGTAGAAACGGCCGGACTTGCTGATGATGGCTGGGTTTCCGGAGGTGTTAAGCGGAGACGCCGAACCAACACCTGTGGTTGTCCCTGGAACACCAGTCGGAACCGAGAGGACGGCCGGGGTGGTGCCCGTGTCCGTGTTCATCAGAACGATGGTTTCTGTGGTTGTGGAAAGGACTTGCGCAGGGATTTGATTGCGGCCAGTTCCGGCGTAGATCGCAGCAAATGTTGATGGGGATGGCATATTTACCTTCTAAGAATCTTGGCCGCTACGGGCGAGTTACGAAACTGTGTCGGGTCGTGAGTCGGACGACTTCATGGGACGGTAGATGGGTTGAACTCCGATGCGGCCATTTCTCACGTAAACAGCAACTACGCCGCCAGGCTCAACCAAGCAAGATGTGTGGCCAGAACCCCACAGATCGCCGAGTTCGTGAACGATGGAACTATGCGCGATAATCAAACCGGGGAGGCCCGCGTCATCGGCCATTCCGAACGCTTCCCAGATGGCCGGATCAACCCGTCCTTTGAAGTTGTTCAGGCTTTCGCCGCCAGGGATTTTCTCATCAGGACTATCGAGATAGACTTGAAGGGCCTCGACGTTGGCTTTGTTTCGGGGTTTGCCGGAAAAATCACCTACGTCGAGCGCGCGCAACAGAGGCGATGTGTGCTTGGGAAGGTCTTGGCCTTCGTGGATGATGTTGGCCGTTTGCGACGCCCGAACTCTATCCGAGCCGATGATAAAGGAGAGAGGTATATCAGCAAACAACGTCTTGAGGTGGTGAGCGTCTTTAATTCCATTGGCGTTCAACGGGACATCTTTGTTGCCCCGGAAACACCCCTCTGCGTTCAGCACTGTTTGCCCGTGGCGGGCTACGTATAAGACGACGAGTTCAGGGGCGGTGGCCAAGCTATCGGTTGTCGATGACTTCATGGGATAGGCTCTGCGTAGTTACGCTGGCAACGGAAGCTCCCATGTGCTGGGGTTCCTCGACCGCCTGTTCGACGACCGCGAGAATTTCGTGCCTGGCTTCGTGGTCGGCTTTTACTTCCGCCAGAATCCCCACCAGGTCTTTGTGCTGAACCTCGGGATAGCCCTTGACATACATGATGTCTACTGCGGCCTTGCGCCCGCGCGGATCAGCGTTTTCGTTCAGAGCAAGCGCAAGCAAAATCTGACCGGGGAGGTGTTTGAGTTGGTCGTCGATGGATATCATTAGGCCGCGAGAATAAATTCTATGGGAGTGGCAGCCAAGGCCGCTGTAACTGAGAGAGCGGTGATGCCGTTTGAGGTATTGGTTTCGCTGAAGAGGATCATTCCCCCGGGGGCCAGCGTAATGACGGTTTGGGTGCTGCCGCCGTTAGGTGTCCAAGACGCCGTGAGGTTAGCCCCGATACCTGTGGCAAGATTGCGTAGATAAAGGAACTGGACGGGGGACCCGGGCAAGGTTAAGCTAACGGGAGAAGTGCCAATCAACTGCGATTGCGTGAACCCGGAGTTCGTGCCCGTGTAGGTCGAGTTGACCGTCTTAGACAGGGAGGTATCGCCGGAGACGTTGTCCGTGAGTTGAACACTCCCGACTAGAGATGCGGTAACTGACATGGATTCCTCATAAAACGCCAGAACCACGGGGATACCCCGTAGCAAGGTCTAACGCAGGTTTGGCCCGCGTCGTCAAAATTTTTGAAGGGAGTTGGGATCGCCGACTCTGTCCAGAAAATGGACGGCGCGAACCTGCGAAATCATAGCCCTATATCCGGCCAAGGATTTCGGATTCTGAGTTGGGTGGGACCGTGATTCTGGCCGCCAGGGGCAGAAACTAACGGATGCGGGAACCTTCGTTGGAGTAGGCTACCGGGGCTACAGTGAAGGTGCCGCAGTTGTTCCAGTTCATACTGCCAGAAGAAATGAAACGCTGCGGAACAATGAACTTGAAGTCCTCGGAGTATTCAAACTCGCGAGTCCACCCCTCCTTGAGGGGCGGAAAGCCCGGCGCGTAGTACAACCCTTTGTATTTTTCTGGGTTATCGAATATGTGCTTCTTGCGGATCGCGTCGTCGAAGTCCGCGCGCTTCTGCTTGAGAGCTTGTTCCTGGTCGTAGAGGTCTTTGGCCTGCCGGGCCTCGTCGGGGGTTAGCTGGATGACCTTAGCGGTCTGCGAGAAGGCGGGCAGGGAGAGAAACAGAAAAAGGAGAAGAAATTTCATTAGCATCCGGATGCTGCGGGTTGAACGCGCCGCCACTGCAACCATCGAACGATCAATCCGCTTGATCCGCCCGGGTCAGTGATGGTCGTTTCGTGCATAGATTCTTTTAGAAAATGTTCGTCGCCGAGGTTACGTTCGCACTGGTAAACGGCCCCAGCGACTTCTATCTGTGCGGTGCATTTCATGCTCTGAAAACTTTCAGGATAAAGGTGCGGCGCTTAGTGTTAAAGAAAACTACCATCATATCGGTGATGCCCGCTGGGTCCCAAACCGTGGCTTCGTGATTGGACCAACCGACGTAGTTCAAGCCAAGGTAGTTCGGCGAGCACGGGGCGGTGTTTTTGTGGTGCTCAAACTGCCAGGTGACGTGATAGGTGCGGCCGGGAAAAGGTGAGGATTTCATTGCTGGGTTTCCATCTCTTGTAGCCACTCGGCCAACCTGAATAGTTCTGCGGAGGTGGCTTGCTGCTTCATCCGATTTGCACGAAACGAGATAATCGCGACATTACCCTTGACATATCCGAGTTCGGGGCGGATACGGTCGCAGCTAGGAGCGTTGTCGTGGAAGCTTTTTACGCCGCGCTCGAATGGAGTGCCAAACACCGGACAAACGTCCGGAATCACAAAATCTTCTTTGGTCAAATTGAACGGCAAGCCATTTTTCTTGGCACGTTGTTTGCAAGCGTTCAAAAGATAAATTTCGGGGTGTTCGACGTAGTACTTCTTCTGGCGAGCCGCGTATTTAGTGAGATTCTTTTTCCGGTGACGACGAACCTTCTCTCGGTTCATCTCGGGGTCTTTGTAGGGCATGATTCCTCGAAGGTGAGTCGGCCGGGCGGCCTTCGAGTTCCACCCGGCTTTCTCTTGGTTCATCACGGTTGCATCCGTGAATTTCGCTGACATTTTCCATTGTAACAGCTACTTAGGAAAATGTCAAGAGGTTTAGCTAGACGACGTTTCCGATTGTAGCCTGCGGATCGTCATTGTCGAGCCTGGACGGAGACAGGTGGTGAACTTAATGTTATAGCTGACCCAGCCACCGATCATACGCGCCGGGTCCGAAGTCGAGCCGTTGGCCGGAGACTCCTGGATCATCAGCTTGTAGTTGCGCTCACCGTTGTCCGGGTTCTTGCCGAGGAACACCGCGAACATCGCGTCATCAGCGAAGATGTACGTGTTGTAGTAGGTGTTGCCGCCGATGGTCACCGAAGGCGCGGTCGAGGTCTGCTTGAACTTCACGCCGCCGAACTCGATAACATCCTCGTTCGAAAGCGGAGCCAACAGCTTCTCGCGGGTTGCGTCGCCACGCTTCAAGATGTCCGTGAGACCGTTGATGCTGGTGTCGTTGAGAACGTCACGAGCAACGAGCGGGGACATGATGCCGCCGAAGTAGCCGTCAGCATACAACGGACGAGCGTTGATGTTGACCAACTGCTGGGCTGCGGAGCGAATGTTGTTGACGGTCAGGTACGAACCGTTGGCCAACTGGATGTTGACCGTGGAGTCGACACCAACTGCCGAGTCCGCCGTGTACTGAACGAGGGTGTTCAGGGTGAGGGCGAGACGGTAGTTGAGTTCGACTGACAGGTTGTTCAACAGCCCTGGCTCGTCGATTGCGACATCGAGCGCGAGGTCAGACGCGTTGATGTAGTCAGAGTACTGACCAACCGTCGCGTTGATTTTGGTGCTCGACTCGGTAATCGGAGAACCGACCGTACCTTCAGCCGACTGGTTGGTGTTGGCCGGAAGCAGCGAGTAGCTGTAGAACTGGATGTTGTTACCCGACTTCATCGGGAGGGGCCACTGCTTGGCCATGCCGAGGAAGGGCGTGTTCGCCTTGAGGTTCGGGATCGCCTTGCGCTCGTAGTACGTCGCAAGAAGGTTCGGGAGTTGTCCCGACGTAACGGTGATTGATGCTGGAGTATAACTCATTGAGTTGATTCAAGCGCAAACCCTAACGACTTCTGGCGCGATTCTGGCGCAGGTTGTTCATCACTGCCTCCAAATCCGCATCAGAAAGGTTGTCAGGATTATCGACTGAGGGCGCTGCTTCAGGGGCGGGTGCCGGGGCGTTGCCCGTGACTCGCAAACCTAAATTAGCCGCTCTCGGACGCTCTACCGGAGGGATCGCTCGCGGTGGAACGGGTGCCGCCGGGGGTGCCGGGGGCTGCGGTGTAACCGCCACTGGCGCGGGAGTTGGCTCCGGCGTCGGTGTGGAGGCAGCAGGCTTCACAAGGAGCAATCCGCTCTCATTGAGATCATCCTTTGCTGCTTCCAAATTCTCTAAGCTCCAGAATCCCTGCTCTTGCAGGTCTTCAACCGTTTGGCTGGCATTGGCCTTGGTCACAGAACGATTGAGATACTGGCGACCCATGTAGCGGACCATCGTGAGATAGTTCTTGCCTTCTGAGTCTGGATAAAAATCTTTGTTGGCCTCGACGAAACGAAAGGCTGTTGCATCGGCCAAGCCTTGGGTCGTGAGACGGCGCGTGTTCACGGTTTCATTAAGGCGCTGAGCCAGTTGCTCGGGCTTCAAACCGAAACGCTTCTCGTTGTAGTAGTCCATCGCCCGGATGGGGTCGGATTCGAGGAGGGTTTTGAACTCGAAACTTTCGTCAGCGTTCAGCGCGCGCACGGTGACGGGCTGCGCGGACGACACTGGTATAGGAGGTGCAGCCGGGGTCGGATCGCCGAGCTTCAACTTTTCGTCCTGCTGGCGAATCTTCTTGGTTGCATGAAGCTGGGCTTTGCCGAAGTTCACGAACAGGTCATCTTTGGTCTTGCCGTAGTAGACCTGGTCTTTGATTCCGTCCAACTTCAGAGTTGCCTGCCAGCCCTTGCTTCCTTTCTCAAGGATAAGGGTTCCTCCGCCATCGACGGGAAAAACACGGGGACCTTCCGGTTCTGGTTCGGGTGCTGGTTCGGAGGGCGCAACTGGCTCGGGCGCGGCTTCAACTGGGATCGGGGTGCCCGGCGCATCCGGCGCGTCGGGCGCGGGGGTGTCCGGAGTGCCGAAGCCTTCGGTCGCTGCAATCTGTGTGAGGTCTTGGAAATACTCGCTCTCACGGCCAAGGGGTTGGAATGGGTCGAGCCAAGGGTTCGGCGTAACTGTTGGTGATGACATGAGTCCTTTTTCCCGCCGTAATCCACGGCGACGGAGATAACGGGAAATATCTTGCGCAAAAATGGTGCTATTTGCGCCTTTTACTTCCCTTTACAACATTTCGAGTATTGCGCCTGCTTGTTGTTTTCGTTCGATCAGATAGGGTCGGATAGAGGTCAACAGCGCTCGGGTGTCGCCGCCTATTGGCGTGTCAAAACCTTTCGCGTCAACCAGGCCCGCCCAATACTGGAGTCGAATCGTCTTGTTGGGTAGAGCTTTCAACTCGTCGGCCAGGAGTTCGGCGTCGAGACCGACCAGCTTCCAGAAATAAGCGTCGGTGCCGTCAGCGCGTCGTACCTTCTGGAACTCTCCGCCGAAGTTCACTTGCAGCCATCGGCAGACTTTCCGGCTGGTCAGGCCCGTGCGGACAATGTGCCGAAACTCATAGAGAATCCCGTCGTCGATGCCAACAAATCCGTCAGCGTCAAGTAATCCGGAGAGGTACGCCAGTTTGCTTTGATTCATTGAGTACCGTTAGAAGGGGTACATCGGTTTTGGCTGCGCGAGAATTTGATCGATTTCCTGCAATCGCTCGGGGGCTTCTTTGTCCCCTCGGATGATCGCGTCATCAATCGCCTTGCGCAAGTTGTTTATGGTTCCCGTTACCGCATAGGCGACTGCGTGGGCCGCCATGATTCGTTCGGTATCTCCAGGAAGCACATTGACCAGAGTGTCGATGGCCTGGTTGCGCAAAGCCTCCAAAGTGTCAGTCAGAATGTCCCAACCTGCGCAGGCTTTAAGCTGCTTGAGGGAGTTGGCATCCTGGATGGCTTGGAATAACTCTTGCTGTTCGTCGGTTACGTCGTATTGAACGTTCATTATGGAACTTCACCTTGGTCTGGAATTCCTTCGGCGGAGCCGAATCCAGTACCACCTGGGGCACCTTGAATTTCTTCGGGCGTGGACGCTGCTTCAACCGCGTGGCGAAGCACGTCACGCCCGGCGCGTGCGAAGTTCTCTTGGTCAAGCAACGCCTGCTTCTGCTGGAACTGCGTCGCCTGCTGCGCCTGCACAGCCTGAAGTTTCATCCGCGCCAGTGCCGCTGGGCTATTGGCCTGAGCACGCTGCTTTTCTTCGTCAGACATTGGAACAACAAGCGATGTGTAGTTCTTGAAGTCCGAAGTCTCCAGGAACATCTTTATCAATTCGTCGATGCTGAGTTTCTTCTGTTCCAACTGAAGTTGCTGTTGAACGTATTGGCCCGTCAAGAACTGCGACATGATCGGAAGGGCTTGAGCCATCGTCCGGCGCGCCGCGAGTTTCGATCCAGCCAAAATGTCGAAATCAACCCGGGCGTTCAAAAGTTCCAGAACGTCGCCGCCATTGCGCAGATACGCGTGGTCGAGTTCGTCGTTGAGAACCCTCCGGATAACGGAGGCCGGGAGCATCGCCCGGTTCATCTCGTGCAACTGGTAGAGGAACGGGATGATGACGTTAGCGGACAGACGCTCGATGAAATCTGATACCCGGTTCCCGGAACCGCTGCCAAGCATGTTGGCCCCGGCCGCTGTACGGGCAAGGTTAGAGTGTCCGGATTGGCCCGCGATGCCTTGCGTCGCAATCTCGTTCACGCCGCCAACCTGTTCTGCGCGCGACTGCGACATCGCGATGTGTTGGGCGGCCTCGGGAACTGCCGGAGTGCGCTCTAGCGGAGCGAAGTCACCCTGGTTCTCGATGTTGACAATGCGGCCGGGTGCGATTCGAATGTTCTCGATTGGTACGCTCTTGCCGCGAACGCGCGTCCACACGCCTTGCAGGTTGAGTGTAGCGTTGTCAATGTAGGTATTGGTGAGGCCCTGTTGAAGCCGCTGCTCGCTGCCGATGGTTTTGGCGAGGCCCAAGCCGTAGAAGGCTTCAGAAACATCCCACCAGTTGACCGACAAGAACGGGATCACTCCGTAGGGATTTTTGTCGTTGCAGATGACCAGCTTCTTCTGCAAGACAACCATTACCTTTTCGTTGTCCCAGCGCTCCAGAATTTCCAACGGTTCGTTGAATGGATCGATGGTGGCGTCGTTCCACTTTGGGTCGGCGCGCGCGTCCCAAAGCGGGTTCCGCAAAGCCTGATCTTGTGGGGCCTGGTTCGCGAGTTCGCGCGGGGGCAGGAAGAGGTCAATCAATTCCCGCTCGGAAGGAATCTTATACCCTGGCCGATCCTTGAGCTTGACCAGGTCGTTATACGTCATGTAGAGACGGTGGATAACGAACTTGCCCTTGGCGATGTGAGGGGTATTCAGCGTCGGGTCAACGAGAACGTGACGGAGATTAGTAACGTTGTCGAAGAACGGGCGGTCAACAGTTTCTTTGACCACCTCTTCTATAATCTCCTCGTCCTCGGGTGCCTCCAACGTTACAGGAGGCGCGCCGGGCACGCCGGAAGGAAGGCTCACTGAGCTATCCTTACGCTTGTAAATCTTTCGTTCGCGAGTGAATCGATCCCAACCCCATTTGAAGATCGAAGTCCCGAACAGGGCGGCATTGCGCACACCCATGCGGATCGATTCGCGAAAATTGATATCGTCTAGCTGATACGCAATGATGTCACCGATTGCGCGCGCCGTGTCCGCCGAAGTAGCCGGGCGGGGCTGAATCAAAAACGGCGGGTCATCGAAAAACAACCCGTTGACGATCTGCGGGGTTACCGAGTTGACTGCGGTTGCAACTGTGTAGAACGGTACATTGGACCGGGGAACAGCCGTACCTTCCCAGAACACCGGGCTAACTGGTGATTGTTCGAGGATCGATGCTGTATTCCAACCCGTAACCCACGCCTTGGTGGTGGCGTAATTCTCAGCCTTCTGCGTATCGCTCACTACGAGCTTGAGCGCAGCTTCGTCACTCCAGTCACCCGTCCGCTGGATGGCGTGGACTTCGACTGGACTGAGTGGTTCTTGTGGCGGAATTACGGGCTGGTCGAGAAGTGCCACGGGTCCTTACTTACCTGCTGATGCGTGGTGGCCTGTTTTGAGATCAACACCGATACCGTCAACTTTGACGGAGGTGCCGGACTCTGCGTCGCTCTTGCCGATCTTGAACGCCTTCGATACGGCCGCAGTACGGTCGGTGGATGGAGTGCCGTTACCGTGAGGACCTGCGCCGCTGTCTTCGTTCCACGCCGGGTAGGTCTGGTATTCGGACTGCTTGAGCAGAACGTTCTTCGCCTCGGTGCCGTCCTGGGCCGTCTTGACTTCGTTTACCTTGAAGTCTTCTGGCTTGGCCATCCGGGGGTAAGTTTGCTGTTCCGAGAGGGATGCGAGTGTTCCTGTGAGTGCTTTTTCCATAAATTTTTCCTTTAGATCACCCGTACGCGGGGCTAACCAACCATCGTACCCAGAATCGGGTCTAATCCATTTGCCGGAGGAGTGTATCCGTCGCTTTCGTTATTTTTCGCGTCGTCCAAACTCACCACAGGCTCGAAGCTCGGTTGACCCCAAGGATCAGTAGCTTCTTCCATATACATATTGTAGGCAGCCCGCATCCGGAAGGCTTGCTTCTGCTCGGGCGTCCACGTCCAGCTTGCGATACCTGATTCCTGGATTTGCTTGAGCACGCGAGGCGCGTAACGTGGTTGCTGCGAAATCACGTCGGGAATGTCGTTGTGACGGCGAAGATTGACCTGACAGCGAAGGAATTCTTCGTAAAGGGTTTTCAGGAATGGCAGGTAGTTGACGAACTTCAGCAAGTTGCCGACCAGTAACGGCTGGAGGGCCGCCATGCGAGCTTTCTTCGCTCCGTCTTCCCGAGTTACCGGAATCCAATCGATGCGGCTACAGACTGCAATCACCAGCGGGTCGTTGGTCTTCTGCGCCTCGGCGATGATGGTGGGTTCGATGAACTTCGATGCCCCGGCGTCTTCGACACCAATTACAAATGGATGGTGCTTGACAGCCATATCAACGATTGCCTTAGCAAGCGCGATAGGGTTTGGAAAGCGGTCGCGAACGAGATCGTTGACATAGGCGCATCCGTTGGGTCCCCAGATTACCGAGCACCCAGTCGTAAAGTCGCGGTACTTTTTACCGCTGAAAGCAAAATCCCAGGTATGAGATACCAAACCTTGGAAGGGAATTTCGACGTGCGGCACGGTCGCGCGCAGCAACATCGGAAGATCGAATACCGCTTCCGCTTCCGGAATCGGATTCTGGTTCATCTGGCCTTCGAAACTTCCTTCTTCATCTCCACGCTGACCGAATCTATCTCGGTTGTACTCAGAGAGCAGGTAGTCGTAAGAAAGCACTTTCGGCATCAGGAGGACGCAGCCATCGGCCCCAGCCTCCTGGTAGAACAAATTCGGATTGATGCTTTTGGCCAGGAGTTCGGATCGTACTTCCTGGCGTACGGTGATCGCGCGGCCAATGAGAATCAAGGAATTTGATGCCTTGCTCTCGATCATCTCCCAGCCAGGGCCGGAGGTTGTGGTGCCCACCGTCGAATCGATTTCCAACCCGTACATATCCGAGTCGTGATAGCGCGTACCAATTTTGGTACAATAGCCGAACGGCCGGAGCATCTTCTTATTGATCTTGAAGTTCTTGTTGACCTTCAAGCACTGTTCTTCGTTTTCCGAGTTGCGGTTAGAAACCGTGTCGTCGCAGTGCAGAATTTCGTAGTGGTATCCAGAAAGCGTCGAGGTGATCGACGAGGCCATGATGGTCGGCTCTCTGCGCTTGATACCTTTAGCCAGCCACACGGGGCACTGGTATTCGAAGGCGTTGGTCAGGTCCTTCTCTAACAGACAAAACTGCGGGAAGAACAAATTCATCAGCGAAGGTTCCTGAAGCTTCATCAGGAAGTGACCTTTGAGTTCGTCGAGGAAGCTCACCGCGAGGTTGTCAGCGGCGGTCAAAATCAGGATACGAATTTCGGGGAAGTTCAGAATCCACTGAACCAGGTCGGCCAATCCCGTGGTGGATTTGAAGGAACCACGCGGATACAACAGCAGGCGGTTCTTAATTTCGCTTTGCTGCGAGAGTGGTTTACTGTCATCCTTCTTGACGAAGAAGTCGAAGAAAGGCCCGTGGTTCTCTTTGCGCAGAAGGTTGGCGGAGATCGGCTGCCCTGCGGTTTCCGGGTTAGTCTCGTGGACCATGTACCCGGCCAACCATTCCAGGTCTTGCTTGGAGCGCCGGATGACCTCCTGCGCCCAATGCTGATCGTGCAGCACGCCCTGGTCGAATAGGGTTTTCAGTCCTACCCGATTCGAGTCCAGGTACTCGTAGAGATCGTCATGGCCGACCGAAGTCCAATCTACGACGCCATCGACTGCATACTTTTCTACGAGGTCTGCAAGGTTCACTTGACTTTCTTGAGGTTGGGATTGGCCTTCTTCGCTTTGCCGCTGGCGTGCCGCGTTGCGTTAGCGAGGATGGCCCCGGCCGCGTCCTTGGAGACGCCTTCTTTGGCCGCTATCTTGTTCTGAACCGATTTGAAACCTGGGTGCTTACTTGCCACTTTTGCCTCCCAAGACTTTCTTGGCGGCCTTCTTCGCCGCCTCTGGGGACCCGGCCTTCACTTTGATCTTCAGCTTTACTTCAGGTTTCATTTCTTCTTCCTTGCGTTAGATAGCGCGACTGCTACTGCTTGTTTGTCGGCTTTCTTCTTGCCGAATTTCGCGGCCGTTGCAGCGAAGGTTTTTCCGGTGTGGAATTCCTTGATATTCTCGCTGATGACTTTCTTGCTCTTACCTGGAAGAAGTGGCATTACATCCCTGCTCCGCCACCCGGCGCGCCTGCTGCGCCTTCCTGGGCTTCCTCGGTCTGCTCGGGCATGTGCTCGTCGATGTGGGCGTGGAGCGCGGCTGCGTTCTGGATCGGGAACTGCGGCGACTCTTGCGCGCCTGCTCCCGGATTCATCATCTCGGCCGGGTCTGGTTCCTCGTCGTGGCGAACAATATAACCGCCAGCGTGTCCAGGTTTGATGTGCATCTCACGCACTTTACGGCGCGGCTTCTTGGCTTTGCCTTTTGACATCGCCGACTTGCCAGTTTCCTTTTTCATGTTACCTCGTCCAAATCTGCAGAGCGCAACCCGTCGAACCCAGGGTGATTTTGAAGTCGCGCCACGTCAGCGGCACGGTGAAGTCTAAAAGCAGCGGCATACGCACAGTCGAAGCCACGGGGATCAGAAGCAAATCAATCGGCGTGGACGCCCCGTCTGTGACTGTTATGGTTCCGCCCGTCACAGTACCACCTGGGCAAGTGATGAGAATTTTGGTAATGAACAGAGACCCGCCACCAGCCAATACGCCCGTGCTCTCCCAGTAGGCAGTAGACATATCGGTGTCGATGTAGATGGGTTGCTGCGCTATGAGGTTTGCCATTTTTCCTTAGAGGTTTTTGAGCCGGGAAAGCATATCCCGTTTGAATTTGATTGCTCCGGCATCCACATCGAGAATCAACGTTTGGATTTTACGGGTGCGGGCATCCATCCGACGTTTGTTGTCGATCAAAACCAGGACTAAAAATACGACGGCGGCCGTGAGTGCAAAAACTAAATCTGCCATGTCGCCTCCTAGCGGATAGATGCTGCGGCTACCGCGCCTCCAATTTGGATGCTGGGAACAATGAAGGGCTTGAGTTCAAGCCAGAAACGCGCCGGGAAACTGGTTGGCGGGTGAAGATAGGATTTCATCGCCTTAGTCTCGACTTGGTTCGCGGTGTCTAGCATCTGGCCCGTGGTTTTGGTAATTCCGTCCACGTTGCGCGCAGTGTCGAGCCAAACCGGATCAGCCAACAAAGTGTTGAACCGTTCAACCGCATTTCCAGCATTGACTGCAGCCAAGTCTACGTGCCCGGCGATGGGCTGAAAATAAGAGACGGTGGTATCGAGCGTGTGGAGCGTGGACGTTGCTTGCTGCGCCGTCTGCCCGAGATCGGCAACTGTGCCGCGCCCGGCAGCCAAAGTTGCGTGGATATCGGCAAACAACTGGACTTCCTGGGCGTCGAGTGCCGCGAGGTTTTTGTTCTCGTGGTTGGCCGCGACTTCGATCTGGCCGAAAGCACCACGGACAGTATTGAGGGTCTTGGCTACGTCGGCGAGAGTCCCACAGGGATGGTAATTGGCCGGGCTGCCGCAGTCTTGGTTAAGCGTGTCGAGCGTGCCAACGATGTTGGCGCTTATCTTCTGCTCGTCTTTACTCAGGGTGTAAACGAAACTTGACAGCCGCAACAGCAACAAACACGCGCACAACCCGACCGCGACGATTACGCCTGTCCGGACGGTGTCGTGCATTACTTGCTGCTAAGCGCCGTTGCCAACGCCCCGAGTTCGGACGCCACCTTAGTCACCGTAGCAACGCTGGTGGCGTTGGTGATGTGGCCAGCGGTAAGCAACGCAGCCAGGTTGGACTGAACCGCGCTCACGACGCTCGCGGTGCTCGGCTGCGCCCCGAAGTCGTATACCAATCCACTGACTGCCATCAGGTCGGACTGGGCTTCGGCGATAACCTTGCCGACCGCCGCTCCTGCGGCGCTGCCTGCTTCGGCGGTCACGATGGTCTGTAGCGCCGGGCCGACGTACTTGAGGATCGTGTCGGCGACGGCTTCGATCTTAGGCGCGGCCCCGAGCAGTTTAGCTAGTTCTTTTTCGACCCACGCCGCGAAAGTGTGCTCGGCGTTGGCAATTTTACTGAAAATACTCATAGGTGCCTCTATGCTTTTGGGATTGGTGGCGGTAAAGGGAGGGTGGAATGAAATTTTTGTGGAAGAACGGCCTGCAGCCAGTCGTAGAACCAGGTATAGACGGTGAGCCACGACATCGGCGCGCCCGGGTGCGGCATCGTGCTGATGCCCGCCATGAAGAAATACCCGATTCCAAACGTAATTTTGGGGTGCGACGTTAGCCAGTCGATCAAAGTGGCGAGGAAGCAGTGCATGTCGAGGGCCTTACACCAGTGTGCAGGTCTAAGCCTCGCAGCGTAGAAATGCGGGGGCCGAAGCCCCCGCTTGGGTTATGCGCGGTCGATCACGAACTCAGTTACGGTCACGCCGTTGACGCCAGCCGTTCCGAACGTAAAGCTCGGGATGAAGTTGAGGTCGCTCGCTCCAACGCTGGTAGCCTGGGTGATGACTTGGAATGTGCCAGCGGTTCCGGATGGGGTGCCAACTGCGATGTTGACGTTATTGATCTGGTAGGTCATAACGCCGCCGTTCAGGGTCTTGGTCTTCGAATCCCAGAACAGCTTGGTTTCGATCAGGAAGCTCTGGGTTCCTGCGCCGCCCGAACTCGTCGCCGCGCCGACCCAGAGGGCGTTGCCCCCGGTGGGCACATTTGAAGAGTTAAGCTGCGTGCCAGCCGCGATGACGGAAGCAGGCATCTGGTACAGCTTCGGCTCGAAGGTGTAGCTTCCGGCCGTCAAAACCTTTCCGGCAAGACGCACGACGAACGCATGGCCGTCATACACGGAACCAGCGATGTCGGGCGGAAAAGCGGCGACCAGGCCGCTTCCAGCAGGAAACGCTGGGGATGGCAGGGTGCCGTAGTTGGTCGTGCTGCTCGGGGTGATAAGCCCGGTCTCGGTGTTTACTGTGATTGACTGAAGAGGGAGGTCCTGCCAGCCAGCGGTTGTGTTGGTGTTTGCCACGGTCGTGTCCTTGTGAAAATAGCTCAGACACCTTGCGGCAGTCTGAAAAGAAATTGTCCAGAAAATGGACTCGGCGGCGGGAATCCAACCCGCAACTACTCGGTTAGGAACCGAGGACCCATGCTTTTAGGTGACGCCGAGATGGAGAACCCGCCCGGATTCAAACCGGGATATCAACCTTCGGAGGGTTGTGCTCTATTCTTTTGAACTACGGGTTCGTAGGTGGGGCGCGGACGAGGATTCAAACCTCGGTTCAGGGCTTAGAAGGACCTGGCTTATTCCATTAGCTGATCCGCGCTTATTTCTTCGGAATGAATCCGCCGCGCGACGCGAAGTTAATGCTGAAAGGCCGGGTAACCTGGGTGGTACCGTTGTGGTACGTTACTTCGAGGGCCTTACCGCGTTCGAGTCTAGGAGTCATTATTTTGAATTGTACCACAGACAGAGAAATCTGTCAAGGAAATTGGTGGGTCCGGAGGGAATCGAACCCTCATCACGTCGCTTAAAAGGCGGGTCTCTAGCCAGTTGAGTTACGAACCCTTGGTGCGCCGGGCTGGATTTGAACCAGCATCATTCTCCTTAAGAGGGAGATATAATCAGCCGTTATACGACCGACGCAATGGTAGAGGAGGAGGGAATCGAACCCTTACTGGCATCGGTCATCTACCGACTACAGAGGCTATAAGGCTCCGCCGCGCGCCCGCGCTCTCCTCTAAAAAATTCTTTCGGCAGACTATTCCTGTCCACCACAGGCCACCCTGTAGGTTTCTGGTTGGCGGAGTGGAGCACGCAAACCATATTATCACCTGCGGGTTTGGAAGTAAACCAAGGAAACGCCCGGTTCACAAAAATCAGGTCTTCGCCGTAGGAAACTTTTTCGTCGAACAGATGGCCGAGTGCCCACTGTCGGCGGTAAATCAGCGTTGCGCCCCACAAGCAACTACCCGAGTACCGCGACGCCTCGCCTGTGTTTTCGTTCCAAAAGTAACAGGAACCGTACCCACCCAGCTTCAATTCTTCCGCGCCCATCATTGCCACTTGATCGGCAAGGCGGTACGGAGAAGACCAATCGTCGGCATCAAAATGGCAGATAAACTCACCGCGCGCAACCCGAATACCTGCGTTTCGTTTTTCGGCAAGGTTCGCGGCTGGCTTGAAAATGTAGGTGACACCTGGTACATCTTTGACCAGGTCGGCGATAGGTTCATCGCCGTCATCTACAACAATGAGTTCCTTGTTCGGCCAAGTCTGGGATAGGTAACACTCGATGGCGCGGACGACGCGACCTCGCATGTTGTGGTGACAAAGCAAAACCGACACCATCTCAGTTGTGGACATACATCAAATCCCTGGCCACACCCCACTTCAATTTCTTCGTCAAATCCTGCAGCGTTGTTCTGTCTACGCCGGAGCACGCGGGCACCAGGGGTTTGTTCAGCCAACCTTTGAACTTGGCGCGTTTCACTAAGAACGATGGCTTATATCCCGGAAAGCCGGGTTTGCCAAGCTGCAGGACTCGGTAGCCGTCAATTCCGCAGGTCTCAGGCCCGGTCAAGGTTGACTCACACAGCACCAGATCGAGATTATTCCTGACCGCCTCGGTCAACATTCTTTGTGTCCACTGCGGCGGATAGTAGCAGTCTTCGCAGGGAAAGCAAACCCATTTACCTTTGGCCTGGTTAAGCCCGACTTCTGATGACCAGTAGCAGTCTGATACTTTGATCTTTCCGGCCGTTCGCAGATAGCGAAACCGCTTGTCCTTCAACTTCTCGACGATCCGCTTCTGCTGGTGCGCGACGGTTTTGTCTTCCGTGTTGTCGGTTACGATCACTTCGTAGTCTTCGTGGGTTTGACCCTTGATTGACCACAAACACGCCGCCAGGAAATCTGGTCGATTGTAGAGCGAAACAACGTAGCTGACTTCGACCTGGGGCATTTTTAATGGCACCGGACTGGCGAATTGGACGCCACTCGGAGGTTTTGGAGACCTCTGTGATCCCAGATCGTCCGGCAAAAATGGAGCACCCGAGTGGAGTCTAACCACCGTCTCGATGTTCGTAGCATCGTGTCCTATACGTTGAACGACAGGCGCATGGTCGGAAAGGTGAGATTCGAACTCACGTCGTCTCGCTCCCAAAGCGAGTGCCTAAGCCTCTAGGCTACTTTCCGAAAAATGGTCTAGGTAGCTGGATTTGAACCAGCGTAACCCCGAAGGGACACGTTCCCGAAACGTGTGGCAGACCGGACTTGCCGATACCTAGATGGTGCCAACTCAGGGAGTTCAACCCTGCTCTACTGTGCTTCAAACAGTCGTAGCGAGCGCGT